ATGCAGAAACATACACAGTAAGTAAAATTGCTGGACGTAAAGTTACACTGTCAGCACCAAGTGCAACAGGTACTAACTTGTATGACGGACAAAGTGTAGCTTGGAACTTTAGTACATCTGTAGCAGACGGCGCAGCACAAGTTGAAGAAGCTGGTGCAGATGACGTTGATAACTTAGATGACGACGATTTCACTGAAGACGCATAAAGCATAAGGAACGATAAATGTCAAAGTACGTAAAAACTACTGGTGATTTTACGATAAAGACATCGTCAAATGGGACTATAACACTAGACACCGGAACCGAAGTAGGTGAAGTTAGAATTACCGGCGATCTAAGAGTCCAAGGTGTCACTACAACCGTTAATTCCGAAGTCGTTACTATTAAAGATAATATTATCACACTTAACAGCGGTGAAACCGGTGCAGGTGTTAGTAGCGATGTTTCGGAAAGGTCAGGTATAACGATTGATAGAGGAAGCTCAAGTGATGTATTTCTAGCATATCATGACGACACTGCTGATGATATCAATCCAGGTGTAGGGTTATTTAGATTTTATAAAGATGGCGGAAGCAGTTTTGTCGGCATCGCAACAAATCATATTAGCACTACTGGTACAAATTTATATCTTATCAATGCAAATAGTGGTGTTGTTACTGTAGGAACTAGTTCAAACTATGAAAATAGAGTAGTATCTCCTAATCATATGCCGAATAAACAATATGTAGACAATGCAATTACTACTGCATTTGCTACAGTTCTGTTGCCACAAATTGGTGACGGTGATGTTACTCCATCTGGTATTATTATTAAAGATGAAGAAACAACAGGTGTTGACAGTGTTATAGATTTTACAATAGACGATTCTTTAGTAGCTCAAGTTTATGCTGACAGTTTTGAATTTCAAGATATTAGGATCAGTGGTACAACAATTGAAACAATGACCACTGATTCTGATGATCTTGTAATTAGAGCGTTTGGCGACGGATCTGTAAGAATTGAAGACACTCTTGCAATAAACAAAATATCGCCGCTATTTAATCCTAGTGTACCAGATGACGGGATAAAACTTTATGTATCACAAGAATATTCTGGTAAAACAGGATTATTTTTCGTGAATGAAAAACAAACTAGAGACGAACTGGTAAGTAAAAATAGATCGATGCTTTTCAGTATGTTATTTTAAGGAACAACAATGGCAATAATAAATGCACAATTAAAAACAACTCCTACAGACATATTCGATCCAACGGGTGTAGGTGTACCTGTAGGTTCAGTTCCTACAGGTAAATCATATGCGATTACAAATATCTTAGTTTGTAATACAAATCTAGCAGATGATGCAACATTTGATATGCATCTTATCCCATCAGGAGATCCGTTAGACAATGCAGTAACAGCAGTAGTAAGAAGTTTAACTCTACCTCCAGGAGAAACTTTTACTTTTGATTCTGAAAGAATAGTTTTAGAAGAAGGTGATAAAGTAACTTTTGTTGCAACGCCAGATATAGGAGGCACCTTAACTAATCTTGCTGCCACGGTTAGTTATTTGGAAGTATAATATGAGATTATTAAAAGCACAAAACACAAACTTAAGAAGCATCACAGGAAAGGGTGTTAAGTATGATGTTAATGATCTTGTTACAGTTGATAGTACCAATAGTATGATTGTGCCTAGAGGTACAGGTGATACAAACTTTAGTGCTGGAACTCCTGAGAACCAAAGACCTCAACCTCAAAGTTTTGTAAATGGCATGATTCGATATAACACAACTGACGAACAGTTTGAAGCTTATCAAAACGGTGCTTGGCGCGAAATACGTTTTAAAGAACCAAATCAAGATCCCGGAATAGTTTGGCAGAATTTAGGAGTGGGAGATGCATCAGAAACAGTATTCGGTGAATTAAACAGTCAAGATACTGATTTTCCATATCCTAAATCTGATGAACATATACTTGTTCTAATAGAAAATGTTATTCAAGTACCTATAACAAACTACGAAATAAAACAAACTGCACAAGTAGATTTAACAGGACCTAATGCTCCGTATACTGAAACTGATACAGGCTGGTGGATTGAATTTAAAGGTGCTGTTCCTTTAGGTAAGCCAGTTACTGTTATCCACAACCTAGACAAATAAAATAAATACAGTATCAGGAGATACTGTATGGCAGAACCACAAAATGGCAGAATAGGCGGCGGCGTTCTAAAAGATAATTTAGAACGACAAGGAGTCGATCTTAATTTTAAAAATGTAGAAGGAGACACAGCTCTTCTACACTTCGATGTAAACAATATGCGTATTGGCGTGAATACAGAAGCGCCAGCATTTGATCTCGAATTACCTACAGATTTCGGCAGCTCACAATTAATTGCAACCACTGCCTCAATAGATACTTTTGATATTTCTAACAGTAGAATGGATTATTTTACTGGTACTAATTTATTGATTTCTTCTACAGAGAATACTACTTACGATATTAACTGGACTGAAATAAGAAATCAATTAGGTGCAACAAGTGCAGGAATTTCTACAGGATATCTTAATGGGTTTTTAATAACAGTATCTTCAACTGGAAACGCATATGGAGATATTGACCAAAGCGGAACAATCGGAAGCAGTGATATATTGCTTATAGATCTTTATATAGCTACAGGTTCAACAGGTAATGCAACTGCTGATACGTTTTTAGAAGATTATTTTATACCAGAATTGAATGCAAGACGTGTTGGCGATCCTGCAACATACGATGCAGCATTTATAATAACAAACTATCCTGCAAGCATCGAAGCGACTTCTATAGCAACTAACGATTTATTATTTGATTATAATACTATTAGTACAACTACTCCTGATACTAATATTGAACTACGCCCCAATGTGTCTCCTGGCGCTCCAGTACATACATTAGATAATCCAAATGCCTACGGCACAACGCAGTCCGACAGATTCGGTGAGTCAGTTGCAATATCAGGCAACTATGCGATTGTAAGTGCTAAATCCGAAGATGAACCCGGCGGCCAGCTTTCTGGTAAAGCATATATATTTAATGTTACTACTGGTGAATTACTTCACACACTTGACAATCCTAATGCGTATGATACAAGTGTACAAGATTACTTTGGTTATTCAGTAGCAATATCTGGTAACTATGCAATTGCAAGTGCTACGCGGGAAGGTGAACTAGATAATAATTTTGCTGGCAAAGCATATATCTTTAATGTGACTACAGGTGCGTTAATTCGCACACTTGACAATCCAAATGCTTATGGTACAAGTGCCTTTGATCGCTTTGGTCACTCAGTTGCAATAGACGGCAACTATGCAATTGTAGGTGCTTATAACGAAGATGATGCAGGTGGTTCTGATTCAGGTAAAGCATACATATTTAATGTATCTACAGGTGTTCTAGTTCATACATTAGATAACCCAAATGCATATGATACAAGTGCAGATGATCGCTTTGGTACCTCAGTAGCAATATCAGGTAACTATGCAATTGTAGGTGCTAGTAGCGAGGATGATGCAGGCGGCACTTCTTCAGGTAAAGCATACATCTTCGATGTGTCTACAGGCAATCTAGTTCATACATTAGATAACCCAAATGCCTACGGCACACCGCTGGCTGATGGCTTTGGCAGCTTAGTTGCGATATCAGGTGATTATGCTATTGTAAGTGCTTTGGCAGAAGATGATGCTGGCGGTGATCGATCAGGTAAAGCATATATATTTGATGTAACCACAGGTGCTTTAGTACACACACTAGATAATCCAAATGCCTACGGCACAACGCAGCTTGACGTATTTGGCGTATCAGTTGCAATAGACGGCAACTATGCAGTTGTTGGTGCGGATTTGGAAGGTGATGCGGGTGGTCTCTCTTCAGGTAAAGCATATATCTTTAATGTGACTACAGGTGCGTTAATTCGCACACTTGACAATCCAAATGCTTATGGTACATCCGCAGGCGACGAGTTTGGTGAGTCAGTTGCAATATCAGGCGACTATGCGATTGTAGGTACTAAACAAGAAGATGATGCAGGCGGCACTTCTTCAGGTAAAGCATATATTTTTAGAACCGAATCTGTAGTCGGTGAAGTTAACATTAACAGTGATTTGAATATTACAGGAGGCCTTCATTCGTCAGGGGATATTACGTTTGGAGGAAATTTAATTTTAGGCGATTCTGACCAAGATGATGTTATATTTTCTGCAGATGTAAACAGCGACATTATTCCTGATGCAACTGATACGTATCAACTAGGTGCAAATGGTAAAAGATGGCAGAATATGCACAGCGATTTGTTAAATGGACAAAGAGTATCTGCAGGCACAGTTATTGTTAACGATGCTAGTTTAGCTGTTAGACAAGGAAACATATTTTACGTAAGCACATTAGGTGATGACACAAACGTGGGCGACCATCAACATGGAGCATTTCGTACGTTAAAGCATGCATTAGATGTTGTAGATTCAAGTTCAGCAGGACCAGTTACTATACACATTTTTCCTGGAGAGTATGAAGAAGAATTTCCATTAACTATTCCGCCTAATACATCGATACGTGGCGAAGATATAAGAAATACTATTATTAAACCAACAGTAGCAACACAAAGTAAAGATGTTTTTTTAATGGAAGGTGACACTACAGTAGCAGATATAACTATTAAAGATTTCTTTTACGACAGTGGTAATGATACAGGTTACGCATTTAGGTTTACTCCTAACGGATTAGTAAATACTAGAAGTCCGTACATTAGGAACGTAACTGTAATTACTCAAGGAAGTGTTACAAGTGCAAGTGATCCAAGAGGATTTTTACAAGGCGATGCAGGAAAAGGTGCTCTAATAGACGGCAACGATCTTAATAGTGCAACAATTGAAGGAAGTATGCTGTTTCATAGTGCAACATTTATTACGCCTGGTGTTGATGCTATTACAATGACAAATGGTGTAAGAGTAGAATGGTTAAACAGTTTTACTTATTTTGCCAACCGAAGTTTATATGCAATACAAGGAGCAAGCGGATTAGGCGGCACCGGATTAAGATTTGGTGCAGAGATTAGATCAATAGGCTCGGCAAGTGTATACGGAAATTTTGGAGCAGTTGCCGACGGAGCAGATACATTAATGTATCTAATAGGACATAACTTTGCATACACTGGCTCTGCTAATAATGTTACAAATGATAGCACACTTACAATAGAAGCAAATGAAGCTGTAGAATTAAACAGCGGAAAAATTAATTATACTAGTACAGACGCAGAAGGAAAATTTAAAGTTGGAGAATCATTCTTTGCAGATTTTGAAACAGGTACTACTAGTATAGATGCAAGTACTGTTGATTTTTCCGGACTAAGTGAAATAGTTATACGAAATGGATTCGATACTACTTATATTAATGGAACAAGAATTGATACAGGAAATATTAGAATAAGTGGAAATACGATCGATACAATTGACGGTGAATTGGTATTATCTCCTGTTACAGAAATTTTCACAACATCTTCTAATGCAGGTTTTGCAGTAGCAAACGGAAATGATAACGAACGTACAAATATAGAAGGATCAATTAGATTCAACACACAGACAAACTTGTTTGAAGGATATTCATCATCTAACCTTAGTTTTGGCGGAGTTTATTCAGATGACAGGAACACTAGTGTAACTGCTCATAATACTAACAATAGTTTAATTTTCACAGCAGGAACTTCCACTACTGGAGTATTAGATAACACCACATTTAGTTTGTTAGGTCTATCAGATGGAGATATACTTTTTGATTCAAACACAATTGAGACTACATTAAGTAACAGTGATCTTGAATTTGTTCCGAATGGAACTGGAGTAGTTTCCGCATTTGATTTAGAAATTTTTAGTGAAAATATATCAAATACTACAAATAATAATCTTACATTAGTTACAACCGGTGAAGGATATGTTAAGTTTGACACAACAACTGGTTTAGTTATACCGTTCGGAGGTACTGCTACACAAGCACCATTTTTCAGTGTAGTATCTTATAATTCTAGTGGTCCTGTTATAATAGAAATAGATGTAAGCAACTATCCCACTGTAGTAGGTAATTGGGTAAGCGACGGATACGTAACCAGTAACGGCCAATCTTTAACAGTAGTAGGAGCAATATATAACAGTGTAGCAGAGACAGTTTCAATAGAATTAAGCTCTACATATACTGTTGCTCCTTTAGCAAATGATGTTGTAACTGCAAGTGGATTGATTTGGGACGAAGTTACAAGCACTACTTTGTTCCAAGCTCAAATAGGAGATTCTAGATATAATACAGACGAAGAATATTTAGAAACTTGGAATGGCGAAGAGTGGCAAAGAAGTGCTGGCGAGGGCGCAGAAGTTACCGACGAGCTACTTAAAGAACTAGTAGACATATACACTATAGTTCTCGGCTAAAAATTAAGCTATCTGACTATAATTCATATAATTAGATAAATATTATTAATGCAATAGTAGACCAAACTATGCAGGGTCAAACTGTGGTTAACCAGCAAAGAGCCCTAAGGGGATGAGAATTTGGCTAGAGGGACAGGATCCCCGTGTTGAGGAGAAGAGATGGCTATTGGTCGAATTAGTGGTCCGCTCTTAAAAGCAAACCTTCTGAGAGAAGGTATTGATCTTGCTTTTGAGACCGACCTGTTATATCTGGATGTAGATCCTGGTCGTATTGGTATAAACACCAACACACCTCAATACGATTTAGATGTAAACGGCACCACTCAAACCCCAACACTTACTGTTTCTAATCTAGCTAGACTTGGAAACATAAGTATTTCTGGTTCAGGAATTGCAACTAGCGATCCAATACTTACACTAGGCACAACAGCTGGTAATAGTGTTGTATATCAAAATAAACTTGTAATCGATGATCTAGAACTTGAAAATAATCAAATTAAAACATCTACTTCTAATGCAAATTTAGAATTTAGACCAAACGGCACTGGCACAGTAGAAATATTTTCAGATACTAACGTCTACGGTAATATTGTAGCAACCGGTAGTATAACAGCAGATGGTAATATTACTATAGGTGACGCAGACACTGATAATGTTACATTTAATGCAGAAATTGCAAGTAACATTGTACCAGATGCAACGGGCACTTACTCGTTAGGTAGCGATCCGGGAGCAGGCGGCGCAAGATGGGCTGATGTCTGGACAGACAATTTTTTTGCAGGTACAGTTACCACATCAAGTATTGAAGTTGCCGGAATTGATTTAGCATTACGTCAAGGCAATATATTTTATGTTGCAGAAAACGGTAATGATAGTTATTCAGGTGATCACCCTAATGATCCGTTTGCATCTATAGCACAAGCGTTAAGTGTTGCCGGCGATGGAGATACTATTCACATTTATCCGGGGGAATATCAAGAAGTATTCCCCTTAACTATTCCTGCAGGTGTTACTGTAAAAGGACACAGTTTACGTGGAGTTAATATTTCTCCTACAGCAGGAACAAATACTAACACAGCATTTTTACTCAACGGGCAAAGTACTGTTGAAGATATTACAATTAAAGATTTTTTTGCTCCTGGCTATGCTTTTGAATTTGCAAATAATTTTACAGTAACATCAAGATCACCGTATGTTAGGAATGTAAGTGTAATTACATCAGGAAGTGTTACAAGCGCAGCGGATCCAAGAGGATTTTTACAAGGTGACGCAGGCGGCGGCGCATACATAGATGGCAGTTTAGCAAATGCAGCATCAAGAGAAGCTGGTTGTTTATTTCATAGTGTAACTTTTATTACGCCAGGAGTAGATGGTCTTACTATTACAAACGGTGCTAGAGTAGAATGGTTAAACTGTTTTACTTATTTTGCAAACAAAGGATTGTACGCAGTAGACGGAGCTACAGGCCTTAAAGGCACTGGTAAAACTGCTGTTAGAGTGGCTGGGCTTTCAGGAGGAAGCATTACTGCTGGTAATACATTTAGTTATTATGACACTGATGGTACAACAGTTCTTGCAACAGGACAAATTGCTAGTGTTGATCCAGACGGTAAGTTTTATGTAACTGGTAATCTAGCAGGATTAGAGGAAGCAAGCGACCGAACTGGCAAAACTATTATTAGAAATCAAAATCCTGTTACTGATACAACAATTAAGAAATTTGGCACAAGTAGTCTTATATTAGACGGCACTCAAGATTCTATTAGTGTTGCGTCAAATAATGATTTTGGGTTTGGTACGGATGATTTTACTATCGAAGGATTTTTCTACTTTGATAGTATAACAGGTACAAGAAGTTTGATAGATCTACGAGCAGGCGCAGACACAGATGTAGGTCCGTATTTAAATTTAAACACAGGAAATCCAGAAGTTTATATAAACGGCGCAACAGTTTTATCAAGTGCAACTACATTAACTACATCAACTTGGTATCATATTGCTGTATCAAGAAGCGGCACCACAATGAGATTATATGTCGACGGAGTACAAAAAGATAGTGCAACTGTAAGCACTGATCTTGGCGTAGCAAAACCGTTAGTAGTTGGTGCAAAATGGAGTACAGGCGCAGAATATCTTGATGGTAATGTAGACGAAATTAGAGTATCTAAAGGTGTAGCAAGATATACAGGTGCGTTTGGAGCCATTGCAGCAGAATTTACAAGTGATGCTTCAGCAACGCTATTATTACATTTTAACACAGTAGATGACAGTTCAGAAACTATTGTAGACGACACACTTAATAGTCAAGATTTAAGATTTAGTAACGGAGCAACTGCATCCTATGTTACACTTGCAGATACTTTAGACTTCGGCGGAGAAGTTCGCTCTATTGCAAGCGCATGTGTTTACGGTAATTATGGTACGTATGGCGACGGCCCCGGCGTTTTAATGTATTTGATATCTCAAAACTTTGCTTACATAGGAAATGGCAAGGAAGTTGATAATGATCCTACAACAGTAATACAATCCCAAGAGGTAACTGAATTAAATAAAGCCAAAATTAGATACAGTTCAGTTGACCACCGTGGCGACTTTAGAGTTGGCGATTTATTTTACGTTAATCAACAAGACGGTACTGTAGATTTTACAAGCTCTACATTTAATATAGACACTAGTTCTGGATTGTCTATTACTACTGGCGGCAATACAACAACAATTACAGGTTCCGAAGTTGATACAGGAAATTTAAGGATTAGTGGCAATACTGTTAGCAGTCTATCTGGAGATATTAATCTAAGTAGTGATAGTGGTAATGTAAAAATTACATCTACAGGTAGCTTACAGTTACCTTCAGGTAGTGTTGCATCTAGACCTTCACCGACAACAGGAATGATTCGTTATAATACTGACGATGATACTTTTGAAGGGTATGATGGCAATTGGAGAGTGTTAAGTGGTGTCTATGATTTAGACAGAGACACATATATCACACCTGAACTAACACCTGGTGCAAATGATGATATTATAAGATTTTATGTTAGTAATGCAGAGAGAGCAAGTATAACAAGCACTACGTTTGAAACTCCAAGAATAGATGTAGACGATATATTTATTGATGGTAATGTAATAGGAACAACTACAGCAAACACAAATTTACAACTTACTGCTAACGGCACGGGCTCAGTAGCAATTGATAATATTTCTATCAAAGACAGTACTATTACAAATACGCTTGCAGATGCACCCTTGTTATTTCAACAGCAGGGTAGCGGATATTTTAAAATCGAAGGCACAAGCGGGTTTGTTGTTCCGGTAGGCGATAACCTACAACGACCAGCCTCAGCATATCGAGAAACTGGAATGATTCGCTATAATACAGAACAACGATATTTAGAAATATGGGACGGATTTAGTTGGGTTTCTGTTGCAGGTGCTACTGGATCGATTAGCGTAACAGCAGCAGAAGATTTAGCTTTAGAATACGTATTAACTTTAGGATAAGAAAATGGCAACACAGTTTAAAAACAAAGTGATAAAAGAAGTAGGATTACTACCTATACTTGCATTAGAAACTGATGCAGCTACAAGATCTACAGTTATAGGATTAAGTTTATCTAACCTTACAAGTGGAATAGTATACGCTAGTGTACTTGTCCACGACGACACAAGTGTGGAAGGGTTTTATATGAAAGATATTCCAATTCCTCCTAACTCTAGTTTGAGAGCTTTAAGTGCAGGTGAGAAATTAATTCTAGCACCAACTAATCAATTGTATCTACAATCAGACGAAGAGAATTCGTTAGACGCAGTTATAAGTTATGTAGATATTGTATAAGGAATAAAAAATGTCAAATTATATAGGATACACACCAGATTTAATTTTAAATGCATTATCAGACAAATTCTTTTATGGAATGCGTAGAACTGATGATGGAGAATTATTTTTAACTAAAGTAGATTTATCTAAAAAAGATGCTGCAATTAATATTAATAATCCTGGAGATGCAGAAGAAAACTTTCCTAACTTTCAATCAGGACAAAACTTTTACGAAGGCAGAGATACAAATCATGAGATTATATATGACAATCTTAACAACGAACAATTTTTATGGGAAGATTCTAACATATTTTTTTATGTTAACTCTGAAGGAGAATTAGTTGCAAGATTTAATGAGTCGTACACTTATGATGATACAGTGTCAAGTAATGGATAAATATACTTAATTAGGATTTAACATGGCCAATTTTAACATAGATAGATTAAAATTCCGTTGGAGAGGCGAATGGTCTACCAGCGTACAATATATAAAAGACGATATTGTTTATTACAAAGGTAAAGCATACGTTTGTAAAAAGTCTCACGCACCTAGTCCGAGCTTTTATCAAGATAGAGATGCTACAGAACTTTCGCCCATTATTAGCGTTACAGTTTCAAACGACACAATAAACAATCAAGCACATGGTATGTTTTATCTCGATGGCGTCGAAAGTCCAGCACCTACTTTGCTTAGAGGCAGAACGTATACTATAAATCAAGATGCTGAAACTAATATTACGTTTAATGACCAATCTCATCCGCTTATAATAAGTTCAATTAAAGATGGACTATTTAATGGTGGTACATATTATACACCAGGAGTAACTTATAATTTAGATAGCATTGATGTTTCTCCTGAAGAATATGTTTCAGGATTTGCAGAAGCATCTGTGCGTAGAATTAATTTTACTGTTCCTGCAAGCAACGAAATTACTCAATTTAACAATGTATTATACGATATACCTTCAAGTGGAAATAACACTATAGGAATATTGTCTACGGCATTATCTGCACTTAGTAATGGTCTTACATTACCAGATGCACCAAATTTAGAAACATTATTAAATTCTACTAACATTAGAACATCAAATGCATATGGTAATTTAGCAGGGCTAGGTAGTATTGAAGAAAACTCAGTAGAGGCTGCTATTGCAATTGAGCAAGCTGGAGTTGATTACACTGCGGACGAATTGGCTGCATACAACGATATTGTAAATTACATTAACTCTAATTTAGAGGAATTTGTAAATGAGACAGTAACTTATAATGATGCCGGAACTCCGGTTATTATGCCAGTAAGTTATACATCAGGAGATTCAGTAGAACCGGGTGCAAAATTATTTTATGCTAGTGCATCTAATAGCAAAATGGGAAACCATTTTGACATAGCGTATCAATCATTATGGGAAAAAATGTTTGATGGTAATGAATGGAAAGGTGACTGGCAAGCAGCGAATTTTTATTCAGAAGGCGACATTGTAAAATTCAAAGGGTATCTGTATCAGTGTAAAACACAACATCAATCATTAGCAGTAGCACCAATTGGATTACCAGGCGATGCAGCTAAATGGATTTTGTACTCTATAGGAAATAACTGGCTCAATCAGTGGACTGTTTCTAGAAATTATGATTTAGGTGATGTAGTTTTATATGCAGGTACTGTATATATTTGTAATACAAAACATACTAGTACATCTGTATTAGTTGATGGTTTAGAAAACGATTTAAGCAAATGGTCAACTATAAATAGATCGCAACTTTGGAGAGGTGATTGGCAACTCTCTACAAGATATATGTTAGATGATGTAGTCAAATATGGATCAACGGTCTATATATGTAATACACCACATACTAGTACAGACGATGATAGTTTAGGACTTGAATTAAACTTAGCCTCATGGGATATTTTAAATTCTGGTATAGAATACAAAGGTAACTGGTCGGGACTATTTAGATATAAAGAAAATGATATTGTTAAATATGGCGGCATGCTTTGGAAAGCAAATGCATACCATACTTCAACTAATACTTTACGAGAAGACGAGTCATATTGGGATGTCTATGTACCAGGAACAGAATATGAACTAGTCTGGGATACTGAAACCGAATATAACAAAGGCGACATTGTACGTTATGGCGGCTATAGTTACACAGCATTAACTAATAACATCGGTTCGCAACCTAGCACTAATGGCTTATTACAAGACACCGGCGACTGGGAAGTTCTCAACAGAAGCTATAGATTTTTACAAGACTGGTCAGATAGTGTAACTTACAGACCTGGAGATGCTATTAGGCACGGCGGATATCTTTATGTTTCGCTTATTGATAACACAAACGTTATTCCAGATGCAGACGAAAACACTTGGGAACTAGATGTAGATGGTATAGAATACAAAGGCGATTGGCAAGATAATTTTGCTTATAAATTAGGCGACATTGTGATGTGGGCAGGTACTACGTATCAATGTATTTCTAGACATACTTCAACTGCGTCAGACAGCCGACCAGATATTGATATTCAACAAGATGATCAAGATTATTGGGTAGTATTAATCCAAGGTTCCGGCAATAGTGTATTAGCCCAACGAGGCGACATACGTACCCGTGATGTTGATGAAATTATAAGGCAACCTATTGGAGATCCTGGTAGAGTTGCAAAAGTTACACCAGCAGGAGATTTTTCATGGGGTACATATGAAGAAATTTCAAATGTATTTTACGTTAGTCCAGAGGGTGTCGATAGCGACAACAACGGAAAAAGTTTAGGCGCTCCGTTTAGAACTGTAAGATATGCATGCCAATATATTACAACAAATTTAGGTATTAACAAACTAAATTTATTAAAGTACACAACAGATACACAAGATAGTGTTTTCACTATGTTATCTAATGCTATTCTAAAAAAAGTAGCAGGAACATTAGATAGTACTGCGGCCACATTAAATACAGCACTAGGAGTAACAAATCCAAGGACAGGAGATTCCTATGGAGATTTGGATGATTCTAATAGTATAGATTCTGTAGATGCTACCAAAGAGCTTCTTGCAACATTAGGAACAGCATCAGCATCAGAAGAAACAATAAGAAGATATAATGAACTAATAGATTATTTAGATTCTAGAGTAGATGATTTTATCGGGGAAACTGTAGGTGCAGATAATTTTGATTTAGGATCTGTACCGGTTGTAATAGAAACATATCCTAATACTTCACTGTTTATAAAAACAGGATTTTATGAAGAAGAACTACCTATTAAGATTCCAAGAAACTGTGCCCTAATAGGAGACGAACTAAGAAGTACTACAATTAGCCCAGCAGTTGGTTTTGAAACATCAGACATGTTTTATGTAAACAACGGTTCTGGTATAAGAAACATGACATTACAAGGACTCTTTGGAACACTTGGTGCTCAAAATGTTTATTTGTCTCGTAGGCCAACAGCAGGTGCATTTGTAAGTTTAGATCCCGGAACAGGATTTAGCGATCAATCAGTGTGGATTTTAAATAAATCTCCATACGTACAAAACGTAACAACGTTTGGTACTGGATGCATAGGTATGAAGATTGACGGAGCATTACACGCCGGCGGCAATGATTCAATTGTTGCTAACGACTTTACACAAGTATTAGATGACGGTATAGGTTATTGGGCAACTAATGGAGGTAGATCGGAACTTGTTAGTGTGTTTACTTACTTCTGCCATATTGGATATCTTGCAGAAAATGGCGGCATACTACGTGCTACTAACGGTAATAACTCTTATGGAGAATTTGGATCCGTTGCAGAAGGAGTAAACGCAAATGAAACACCGATTAACGGCACAATTAATAATAGATCTACTCAAGCAACTGTTAACGAAATCTTTACATACGGTACTGTTCAGCAGCAAGTACTGGCGTTAGGTTATTCAAATGCTGGACAAGATTATGACAGTGCTGCTGTTACTTTTACAGGCGCAGGCACAGGTGCTTTAGGAACATATACAGAGACTAGAAATAATGCTATAAGCAATATTAGAGTAGAAGCTGTTGGAGATTCTAGCATACCGGGCGGATTAAATTATACATTTGTTTCTAACAATGCTCAAGCAGGCGATACAACACAAATTACTATAGCATCATCTGACATTGCAGATAATACTGAATACCTAGGCCAAAGAATAGTAATTGCAGCAGGTAAGGGCGTAGGGCAGTATGCAACAATATCTGCCTATAATAGCACAACAAAAATAGCAATTGTTAGTAAAGAATCTAGTGGAGAAAGTGGATGGGATCACTTCCAGCCAGGTTGGCCAATTGAGGCAACACTAGACGAAACTACTGTTTATAGTATTGAACCTACAGTAACAGCAGAAGAAGCAGCCTTTAATACATCTGCTCTTACTGACCTTACTGGCAACGACATAAATCCACTTTATATAGCAGCTGGCGGCGGCTCATATCTTATAACAGGAATCGATGATGACGGCACTGGCGGCCGCTATTTTCTTTCTCAAGATGGCGGCACAACGTGGACTAATGTGATTAATGGTCCTAGTAGTGCAACTGATTTGACTCAGACAGCATGGACAGGATCGATTTTTATATCTTTGCCTTTAGGATCTATAGGCATTTTTGTCAAGATTCAACCAGATGGCACATGGGCTTTTGAAACTGGAACTCCGTTCGGACTTGATACAAATTCAAAGGTATTATTTAGTGACGGCAATGGTTATGTTTATGCATTAGGAAATTCAGGCGCCAGTTTAGGACCGTTTACTACATATGTATCAAGCGACCATGGAGATACATGGACAAATTCTTCTACTATTTTACCTAGCTTTTCAACTTTCGAAGAAAACTTTAATTATTTCCAAGCAGGTGCAGCTAGTACATATGGAACAGCAGTTATTTTGGCATCTGATGGACTTATAGGCTTATCAACAGATTACGGAAGTACATGGACTACTTCGTCTCCATTATCTTCAGGCACGTGGCACGATATAACATACGGAAATGGAAGATTTATTGCAGTAGGAGAACTGCCCAGCGGCGACACTATATTCGCTAGAAGCTTTGACGGAATAAATTGGTATGAAGAAACTGTAATTACTCCAACGCCCTTTACTAGTATTCAATACGGCGAAGGCATGTTTATGTCATTTGGCCAATCTACAGATGCTGATGAAAATAGAATTGGATTTAGTGCAGGCGGCGACACATGGAGATTAGTTGATAGCGATAGTTCAGCATTTGCATTCAATAATTTTGGACAATGGTCAGGTGCTGCATATGGTAGTGATGGATGGATTGCTATCGAGAATCTTACTACTAATTTATGTCAAATAGACTATGGTGCTAGACCAATTATAAGAGCAAAAGTTTCTTCATCTAGAATAAGTGATTTATTAATTTACGATCCTGGAAGTAACTATTATCTTACACCTACAGTAACTATATTTGATAATTCAAATACTATAGACGCACTAATTTCTGTAAATAAAGAAGATAAAGTTTTAGCACAACCAGAAATGTCTAATAGAGGATCAGGATACGTAACAGCTATTGCAACTATTACTGGCGACGGCTTTGCTGAAGTATTTCAAACAGGTTTATCATTGGTACTTTCAGATGTATCTAGAATTCCAGGACCTGGTGATAACTTAGAAATAAATGGCATAGGTGACGTTGTTTATAGAGTTGTTAGAGTAGATGAACAAACAGGAGCTGGGCCTTTTGAAATAACTGTTTCAATCAGTCCTAGTATAGGTGTTGAAGAATCTCCTGCTCACGGTGAAGTAATTACTATTAGACAACAGTATAGTCAAGTTAGATTGACAGGGCATGATTTCTTAGACATAGGTACAGGAAATGTAAGTTCAACAAGATATCCAACTTTGTATCTAGAAGGACAAGACCCATTAAATGCAGCACAAGGATTTAACGAAACTGTTGCAAAAGGTGGCGGACGAGTATTTTATACATCAACTGACCAAGATGGTAATTTTAGGGCAGGAGAATTATTTGCTGTTGAACAGGCAACAGGTGTTGTCACAATCAATGCAAGTCAATTTGATCTAGGAGGTTTAACAGAATTATCCATTGGTGGCATTCAAGTAGGTGGCACCGAAGTTGTAATTAGAGAATTTTCAAAAGATCCTAAATTTATTGCTGATTCTAATAATATTGTGCCTACTCAGGCAGCGATTAAAACTTATCTTGAAAGTAGAATTAGCGGCGGCGGATCAAATGCAAATACTAACAGACTAGTAGCAGGACAAGTACAGGTCGATACAAATCGACTAACAACTACTAGTGGTTTACAAATTAATGTAAACCAAAAAGTAAATCTAAAAAAAGGTGCAGATGGTCATTATCTAGCTTCACTTTTTTACGGAGTTGGAGGTTAAATATAGCATAATGATAAATACATATAACATACATGTAGGAAGAAAAAATGGCAGAATTTAAACTAGGTAGAATTAGATTTATATGGAAGGGCGACTGGTCCGCTTCTACAGTTTATTACAAAGATGATATCGTTCGCAACGGCGGTAATGTATATGTTGCTTTGTCAGGACATACAAGTTCAGTAGATTTTGCTAATGATCAAAGCATACATTGGAATAAAATGTCCGACGGCCAAGACTGGAAAAGCGACTGGCTAGTTAACACCTATTACAAAATTAATGACGTTGTAAAATACGGCGGCTACTTATATATTGCTAATACAGCTCATACTAGTGCTGCAACAGTAACACTAGGATTAGAAGATGATCAGGCAAAGTGGGACCTTTACGGAGAAGGCTTTGACTGGAACGGCGATTGGAGCGAAACAGCTCGCTATAAAATAAATGATATTGTAAAATACAACGGTATAACTTATATCTGTATTGAAGGTCACACAAGTGCTAGTAGTTCTTTAGGACTAGAAAACGATCAATCTAAATGGCAAGTATTTTCAGAAGGTTTTGAATGGCTAGGTAACTGGGCAACTGAGCAAAGATACAGAAAAAACGATATTATAAAATATGGCGGACAACTTTATGTTGCTAATACCGGCCATACATCTGCAGCAACAGAAACACTAGGATTAGAAGCTGACCAATCAAAATGGGATTATTTTCATAAAGGTATTGAATATAAAGGTACATGGGCAACTTCTATAAGATACAAAGTAAATGATCTTGTAAAATGGGGTGGTGGCATATGGATTGCTAATACACATCATACAAGCACAACAAGTTTAGCAGCAGACGAATCTAATTGGGCACAATTTGTAGAAGGATTAGAGTTCGAAGATAATTGGAGTGCTTATGAAAGATATCAACCTGGCGATATAGTAACTTATGGTGGATATTCGTATGTAGCAGTCACAAATAACATTGCTTTGAAACCGTCAGATAACACAAGTGATTGGGACGTACTAAACACTGGTTGGCGGTTCATAGGCGATTACGACGACGATAGTACAAATAGAGAATACATCGAAGGCGATGTAGTAAGACTTGGCGGATTTACATACCTATGTATAGACAAGCATACTGGACAACGTCCACCTAATACTGATTACTGGGAAAGACTTAACAGCGGTATCGAATGGAAAGGTGCTTGGGCAGATGCAACATTTTATGATGCAGGAGATGCTGTGCGCTACGGCGATAACAGTTATATTGCTATTGTTGCTCACGATTCAGACGAAACTGTTGCTCAAAACAGACCAGACCAAGATGTAGACGGCAGTGAATGGAATTTATTATCCGGCGGCGTAGAAACTAATGTACTAACAACAAGAGGCGACATAGTTTACTATGGCGGTGCTGGTCCAGCTAGATTACCAATAGGTGATAGCGGACAAGTATTAAAAGTAAACAATGCAGGAACTGATCCGCAATGGAGTTTCTTAGGTTCAATCAATAATGTTTACTATGTTGAAACAAACAACGGACAAGACACTCCTGCACCTACATACGGTACAACACTTGATCAACCTTTTAAGACTATTCAATATGCTGCACAACAAATAGAAAATGGTGCATTAAGACCAAATGCAAAGTATTTGATAGAAACAAATAATGCATTTGTAATGGACGAAACAGTAGAATGGGTAGATGCACAAGTTACAGCAAATGCTGGTACTCCATTTACTAATACGTTTACTTATGATAAAGCGGCTTGGGAAATATATAGTGGAAGATTAGTTTCTGCTATTATGTATGATATAACTCACGGTGGCAACCAAAAGGTAAGAAATTTAACTTTAGATATTTTTGATAACACTGATATTGTTGGCAAAGAAGCAGAATTTAATGCAGCAATGACTTACACTGTAGATTTAATAGATGCAGTAATAAGTAACGTTGCGCCTGCTGCTACATACGGAACTTTTAGTCAAACAACAAACGTTAGCTACTCTGAAGAAACCGATGCACAAACAACTATAGATAATTTACTTGTAATATTGACAGATGCAGTAACAGCAGGTGTTAATACAGGTGTTCCGGCAGAAAGAATTGCAAACAACACTATTTTTGTAAAGACAGGAGAATTTTCAGAAGTCTTACCAATTGTAGTACCTCACAACACAGCAGTAGTTGGAGACGAATTACGATCAACTAGAATTGTACCTGCAGGCTCTTTAGTAAGTTCATCAGATACTCCGTATTCGCTAGCAGGTATTTTAAATTTAGAAAGTAATCTAAATGCACTGCTATCAGGAGACAACGACGGCCCAGGATTATCAGACGGATTAAGTTCGTTCTCAGGCGAATCAGTAGATTCAACATTAACTGTTGCAGATTCTGCAGTGGCATTAGAAGTAGCTGAACTTGCTAGACAAATACATGATTATATTGACTTTGGAGTAAATGGTGCGTCAGGCGACTCAACAATACCTACTAAGTACGGTAGTAATGTATTAACTACAACTATTGAGAATACATATGCTGCGGAAGTAATTGAGAAAAATAGAACTTATCTTGTAGAAGAGGTTATCGGATACATTGCAGCTACATATCCGTCATACAGTTATAATGCAGACAAATGTCGTAGAGACGTAAACAAATATATTGATGCAATTAAGCACGATCTTTTGTATTCAACTAACTATAGATCTTTACGGGCAGCAGAACAATATGTAAATGCAGTAAATGGATCAATTACCAAAGACATGTTTTACATGCGTAATGGTACAGGATTAAGAAACTGTACAGTATCAGGTCTTACAGGAACATTAAGCAGTGATAATGCATTTGGCACCAAACGTCCTACAGCAGGAGCATTTGTAAGTTTAGATCCAGGTTGGGGTCCAGCACACACAGATGCATGGATTACTAACAAATCTCCATACGTACAAAACGTAACAACATTTGGTACAGGCTGTATTGGTTGTAAAATTGACGGTGACTTACACGATGGCGGCAACGACTCAATCGTTGCTAACGACTTTACACAAGTCGTAAGTGACGGTATTGGTGTATGGTGTACTAACTTAGGAAGAACAGAACTTGTTAGTGTGTTCTCATATTATGGACATATTGGTTACTTAGCAGAAAACGGTGGTAAGATTCGTGCTACTAACGGTAACTCATCTTATGGTACATTTGGTACTGTTGCAGAAGGCACAGATGTAACTGAAGTTGCAACCACTGGGCAAGTTACAAATAGATCGTTTGAAGCTGTTATAGATTCAGTATTAACAGATGGCGATGATATATTAATCTTTGAATATTTAAACGCAGGACAAGATTATACAGCAGGCGGCACAACCTTTACAGTTACGGGCGAAGGCTTCGGTGCAAGTATTAATACTCCTGTTGTAAATAACGGAGCAGTATTTGAAGTAAGAATGCTAAACCCATCAGATAACTTAGGTGGCAAAGATTATATTACTGGAACTAACGCTGCCCAGGGCGGAAACGCTACAAGTATTACAGTTAGTAATACAGATATTAGAACAAGCGGACAATACATTGGTATGGCTGTATATATTACATCAGGTGTTGGTGTAGGACAATATGGATATATCGATTCTTACAATTCTGGAACAAAGATTGCTTCTATTTACAAAATGAGTGACGGAACTCCTGGATGGGATCATGTCACTGGGCAAGCTGTAGAAACAACATTAGACGGAACAACTACGTATGTAATTGAACCAAGAGTTACATTTACTGCACCGCCTAGTGGCTTATACGCAGATACTGCAAAAGGCCGCGCATATGTTGAAGCCGGCCAAATTTCAAAAGTAACCCTTTGGGATACAGGTTCAGGATATACGTCTGCACCAACATTAACTTTTGTCGACCCAAATAATACAGTTGATGCACCAATACAAGTAAGAATTGCTGATGGTGTGCTTACACAACCTACGTGGACTGATAGAGGAACAGGATTTGTTACAGCAGAAGCCGAAGTAACAGGCGATGGGTTTATGGATAGATATCAACCTGGAGAACTTATTCAAGTTGTAAATTTAACAGAAGAACCAAAAGCCGGCGCAAATGTAGAATTCGATCATTTACCGGGACAATTTTTTAGACTAGTTGTTGTAAGAGATTTAGGCGGCGTTGGTCCGTTTAGTGCGCAGTTACAAGTAAGTCCGAAACTGCCTATTACAGATGCACCTGAACACAATGAAGATCTTTCGTTTACACTGAGATACAGTCAAGTACGTCTAACTGGTCATGATTTCTTAGACATTGGTACAGGAAACTTTGCAAATACAAATTATCCAGGAGTACCATTAATTGACCCAATACCAGATAATGAAACTATAGATAGTGGCGGCGGCAGAGTGTTCTACACAAGTACTGACCAAGACGGTAACTTTAGAGTTGGCGAATTGTTTAGTGTTGAACAAGCAACAGGTGTTGCTACACTTAACGCTGATGCGTTTAACATAAGCGGCTTGCAGGAGTTATCATTAGGTGAACTTGGTTTAGGCGGAACAGGCGCAACAATTACAGAATTTAGCACAGACGGAACGTTTACTGCTAATAGTGATAACATAGTACCTACACAAAAGGCAATAAAAACTTACATTACGTCACAAATAGGTGGCGGCGCAGCCACATTGAATGTAAATAGTATTACGGCAGGCCAGATACAAATATCTACTAATACCATAGAACATGTTGGCGATACGCAGATAAATGTAGAACAAAAAATGAACTTTAAGCGAGGAGTGGATGGCCACCCAGTCGCTCTTAACTATTTCTTAACACAATGAATGGAGATTAATTAACATGGCTACAGGAAGATTAGGAGTTGGAGACTTAACTGGTGATGTGGATACAACATTGTATACATGTCCTACAGACACATTTGCAATAGCAAGTGTATCAGTTTGCAACAGAGGAAATTCGCCGACTACTATAAGATTAGCAGTAGCGGCATCAGATACACCGTTGAATTCGGAATTTATAGAGTTTGATATCGAAATCAACCCCAAAGGTGTGCTTGAAAGAACAGGTATTGTTCTTGATGCAGGAAAAAAATTAGTTGTACGGTCATCAGGAGCAAATGTTTCAGCAGTTGCTTTTGGAATTGAGACGTCAACTGTATAAATACATATAGGATAAGGAAACTAACATGGGTAGATATATATCAACAACAGGTACAGCAGCACCAGTACTTCGCGACATAGACACTACATATACTGCCGAGCCGCAAGATAGAATACTTGCAGATTCGTCAGGTGGAGCGTTTACAATTACGTTGCCAGCAGCAGCCGGCACATTAGAAGGTGATGTAGTGCAGATTATTGACGTAACTGGTTCTTTTGGATCAAACAACGTAACCGTTGGCAGAAACGGATCAAATATTAATAGCGATGCTTCAGATCTAACACTTGACATCAATGGCGCGATTGTTACACTATTGTATACAGGCGCAACATATGGTTGGGTAATCTCAAGCACTTAATGAGGAAATAACAATGGCATCACTGCGCGAACTATTAGAGGCAAAAAACGAGATAGAGTCAAGCGAAAGCAACTTGGATACAGGTCGAGTCTACTCCTTTACCCCAGGCACTTCATGCATGAACATGCCCGGCCAATTTTTAATGTGTTGGGAATCTCCTGGTACAGGAGAAGCAATAATTGAGGTATGGGGAGCAAGCGGTTCAGCAGGCACTAACTGCTGCTGCGCATTAGGATTACCAGGTAATCCTGGCGCTTACTCTAAAAGGACACTGCCTGTAACAGGATCTAGTTTTGTATGTGGTAAAATGGGCGGCGCCTGTTGGAACACTACTTGTTGCTACAAAGGCCGCAGCGAATGTTCGTGCATTTGTTATTCAGGTTCAGCAGATACTGGTACAATGATTTCACAGGGCGGCCGAGGCGGCCCAACTTTTAATTCAAATAATGGTACTGCAATAAGTTGCTGTTATAGAGCTAATGGCTATCCATTTACACAATTTCAAGACTACTGCGGTATAGTTTGTAACTATGTGGCTGGAGAAATAGCAACTGCTTCGGGTGGTGATATTAATTGTGATGGCGGTTGGAGTTGTATGATATTTTATCATTGCAATTCCTGTTGTACATGTAGACACGTTCCGAGCATAAAAACTTCACCAGGAATATATGCAAATGATGGTGCAGTGCTTACATATAATATGGAGCACCAGACAGAACGGAACGCAGGCTCAGGCACAGGTCAGATTCACATGTATTCTGCACTGTCGTCGGCAAGTAGATCACCCGGTGCTGTAGGACCCATGACTTACTGCTGGCAGAGCGGCAGATTCTGCTCGTGTTACGGCGGAGTGGCCTGCCACATGACATTACCGTTTGGGATACCAGCAGCGCCAGCACACGCTTGTGACAATCGATGGGATTACGGCATGATAGGTGGACATGGCGCAGTGAGAATTACATTTAGATAATAGGATTTTAATATGACAATACTTAGCGAACTTGTAAACAGTAGGTTTCCATCGGGTGCAGGCGGCAGCGCAGGCGTAGAAACAAATTTAGAGGAAGGCATAATTTATGCATTTTCTCCGAGTACGCATTGCGGCAACACTTTCCAACAAGAAATGTGTTGGCTAGCTCCAGGAAGCGGAACTGCCGTAATTGAACTTTGGGGAGCATCAGGAAGTGGTGCTAGAATGTGTTGCTGCGGTGGCGGCGTTCCAGGTAATCCGGGAGGATACTCTAAACAAACTGTGCAAGTAGAAGCAGGCGACTATGTTTCGGGTATTATCGGTGTTTCCTGTGGTAACGATAGTTTATGTTGGAGAGGCTGTAGTCAAAGTAGCTGTGTGCGTATTTGTCACGTAGGCGGATGTTCATGTTTGTGCTCAGAAGGCGGATATGGTGGTTTTTCAATTTGTTCGGAAGGCGGCAGCGGAATCGGCTGCTGTCTCAGAAGTAATATTGGACTACCTGGTAGTGAGTTCAGTAGTGGATGTGGAATTGTTTGTAACTTTCCGTGCATGGGTAGAGCATACCAAGGAGGCGTAGGCACTGCAGATGCACTGTGCTGCGGAGGACAAAGCTGCACAAGATTTTGGACATGTTGTCCTTGCTGTAGATGTAAAATGACGCAGATTCCTGCGGTAGCACCGGGTGTGTTTGCCAAAGGTACTTCTTGGATTGGTGTTCAAATGGAACACGATAACAGTGTATCTCAAGGCGGCATGGGGTCTGAGATGTGGAATCACGCAGCAGGCTTAAATAGTTTAGCAAAAACTGGCTACATGGGCTGGAACGGATTTCCAGCATCTTGTTGGGCAGGGTCTAGATCATGCGGTTGCTACGACAGCTCAACATCTGGCATGCATCTTTTACCTTATGGTGTTCCAGGTACAACTTCGTTCTTATGCGATAGTGTACGACATCCTGGTTGGCGCGGCGGCATGGGTAACGTAAGAATAAGATTTATAGGATCATAATATGGCAAATTTAAGTACACTAATACAAGCAAGATCAACAGCTGGATCAACACCAGAAACTAACTTAGCAGAAGGATCGATTATTTGGTTTACTGCTAATACCTCAGACGGTACTCCATATCCGTGTTATGCACAATGGAAAGCTCCTAGCAACGGTAGAGTGATAGTAGAGGTTTGGGGAGCTGCTGGATCATCTAGTAGAGTTTGTTGTTGCGGAGCGTCAATGCCGGGCAATGCCGGAGCATACTCTAGAAGAGAAACTCTAGTAAGTACAAATACATGTATTTGTTTTTGTGTAGGAATGCCTTGTACTTCACCTAGCAATCAAATCGAATGCAGCCAAGCAACTATGTTGTGTGTTTCAAATAACGGTGCAGGAGATACATTTTGTATGTGTGCTCAAGGCGGCGCCGGCGGATATGGCATGTGCATTAGCGGCAATTCGATTGCTTGCTGTTTTGTAAGCGGGCAGGCCCTATGTAATAGTTTGAGTAGCGGTTGTGGATGGATATGCAATACTTGTAGCGGTAGGCACAATGCAACAGCCTATGGCGGAACTACAAATATTCAAGGCGGATATTCTAAACAGTATTTTGGACACTGTAACCCGTGCTGTGTTAACTGTCACTATAGCCTAGTAAAAACTAGCGCAGGTGTATTTGGCACAGAACCGTCTGAAATACGTCATAGCATAGATTGGTGTCGACAGTGCTGCGGCGGTGGCGATGTTATGCCTATGATAAATGCAGTAACTTCTGCATCCAAACAGCCGCAACAAGGCGGCCACATCCAAGGCGAATGGTTTAGCACCCAATATTGTGGATGCTACCAATCTCATATGTGTCAGACTATGTACGGAACAGGAATACCAGCACCAGGCGCTAACGGGCGAGAAAACGGCAGGGCCCATGGCACCAAAGGCGGCATGGGCGCAGTAAAAATTAACTTTATACCTAACTCTTAAGGATTACCAAAATGAATATGAATTTTAACGTACCAATTACAGACGAACCATACACTAGTAGTACTAGTGAAAATAAAACTGTTGCAGCAGAATATTATGGAGCACCATATATAGTTATAGGTGTTGACCCTAGTAATTCAGCAGTAATGAGTGTTGATAGAGAAGCTGAGGAAGCAATGGATATGTCAGAGTTTGAAGACGATGTTCTTGAATTTCATCTTATTGCAGTAAATGAGTCCAATGTATTAGCAGTAGCAAAACTAACTCATCAATTTACTAGTGAAGCTTCGGAATATACAGAGTCTTTGAATGATGACGAGACATATACTTACCCATATGATGCTAATAATGTATTTAATGATGTGTATAATAATGATCACCTGACTTATGATGCAGATAGTGGTGCATTCACAATGCCGGGCTTCTTAACACACGGCGTCAGCACAGAAGATTTTTGGACATCCATTACTGAAAGAAAAGAAGAGTTTAAAGTTATTCAAGCAGACGGAACTTTAAATGAAGATCAACAAACCGCAGTCGATGCTTATGTTGATTGGATGGAAAATGCACCTACTAAATACGACGGTGTAGCGCATTGGAAAATTCCATTTCCTAACAGTCCAGAAGTATAAAGCCACTTTTAAAAAAGCTTTTGATCTAGATCAATAAGTAATTTTATACATTTGTTATAGGAATTACTTAATGAGATCAAAAGCTTTTTTTGTGAACGGCGGCTACGGTAGAGTTGTTTGTTCAATACCAGCATTCGAAAAATATGCAGAAGAATCGGGAGACAATGATTTTATCATTGTGTGCGAAGGCGGCACCGATGCGTTCAAGGGCCATCCAATACTTGATGAAAGAGCATATGATATTTGGCACAAAAATTTATTTAGAGAAAAAATAAAAGACAGAGAATGTGTTACTACAGAGCCCTATAGAGTTTGGGAATATTATAATCAAGAATGTAGTCTTACTCAAGCATTTGATATTCAAATAAACGATAAAGGTATTAGAGAACTTCCTAAGACCAAATTATATCTATCAAAAGAAGAACTGTTAGTTGGAAAACAGATCGTAGATGAAGTAAAAGAAAAACTTAAAAAAGACAAGGTCATCTGTATTCAACCATTTGGCCGCAGCTCTACAGTTAATAATAATACATTCATGGATAGTAGCGGAAGAAGTATAGAATATAAAGATCTAAAATCTATAATAAAAAAATTACAGAAAGAAAAGTTTGCTGTAGTTATAATGAGTGAATACAAATTTGACTTTTCTAAAGACGGATTTGCAGACGAAGTAGCAATGCCTGATAATGTTAGTCTAAGACAATGGGCTTCAGTTATAAAGAATTGCGATCACTTCCTTGGATGTGATAGTGTTGGTCAGCATTTATCATATCAAGCAGAAACACTAACCACAATTGTAATAGGATCAACATTTCCTGTAAATGTTAGCTATCCGGACTGTGAGTATTTTAATATTATTGATCTAGGTATGCATGACAGAGTATACGATCCAATCAGAATATTACCCGATGAATATACATCAAGAAAAAATGAAAACATCATGTATATGAGTGCAGAAATACAAGACTACGTAGTAGACACTGTACTAGGAAAAAACCCAGAAACAAAATAATCTATTGAGGAAATTAAAAACACTATGGAAAACAACACAGGTTATATTGCTGCAATAGCACGAGGACACAATGCAGGAGTTTGTCTTTTAAAAGATGGAGAAATTATTTTTTCTATTGAAGAAGAGAGATTAACTCGGCAAAAATATGATGGCGGCCCGTATGCAAGTATGTTAAAAATATTAGAGTATACAGATAAAATTGATTATCTTGTAGTAGCGCATACGCAAGGACTTAACGATACAGCAGGCAAAGTAGATTTTAGTGGCGATGATGTATATACAGGACTAGCCCGCAAGTTAGGACTTATATCTCGTAAAGAAAATAATCACGAGCATCCTCAAGTAATAGATTTGAGTCACATACATCATAGATTACACGCTGCATGTGCATTTTATAGAAGCGGATTTGATGAAGCAACAGCAGTAATTGTAGACGGCGCTGGCACATTTATGCCAATGAATGTAAACGGAGAAGAGACAATAGGCTGGGAAACAGAAACAGTATTTGAATGTAAATATCCAGATGCAATAAAAACTGTATACAAGCACATTGGCACTCGAGGTCCGCACTATGGCGGCAAACTTCAAATATCCGAAGGTGACAGCGAATATACAGCATTTTTATCAGATACTGCTGGTATTGTAAAGGCATATGAAGCTGCAACACAATATTGCGGATTTAGTGCAATTGAAGCTGGAAAAACTATGGGGTTATTTCCGTATGGAGAAGAAAATCCTAATATTCCAAAAATGTTTAATTATGACAGCATTATTCCTACAACTAATAGAAATTTAATTATACCTACATATCCAAATGCTGGAGCAATAAATGCTGGTCATTATGCAGAATTAGAAACAAAAGAAGAAGATTTTGTAGACGCAGATCTTACAACATTCCAAAATAGAAGAGATATTGCTTATGCTGTACAAACTCAGACACAGGATAGAGTAACACAGTTAATTAAAGAAGCTGTAGAAATGACAGGTATTAAAAATGTTGTTATAAGTGGCGGTTATGGGTTAAATTGTGTTGCTAATTATCACTATTTAAAAGAGTTAGATGATGATATAAAGATATACGCAGAACCTATATCAAATGATGCTGGCACAGCATTAGGAGCAGCATTATTATATCATAAAGCTAGAGCGCAAGATGAAACAGTAATGCAACGATCAGACGATCTATATCTAGGACCAAAATACGAATATTCAACAAAGGAAATATATAGCTTAGGAAAGAGTTACAGCGCAGAAATAGAAGATGCTGACCATGAAAAAGTTATTGATCTAATAACATCAAAAAACATTGTTTCTGTATTCCAAGGTCGATCAGAAAATGGTCCTAGAGCGTTAGGTAATAGAAGTATACTATATGATCCTACAGATCCTAAAGGTAAGGATCATGTAAACACAATAAAACGTCGCGAATACTTCCGTCCATTTGCAGGCAGTATACTAGAAGAAGATGTACACGAATGGTTTGACTTACGTGGTATGGAAAGTTCACCAACGATGATGTATGCCGTAAATTGCCAACCAGGTATTGAAGAAAAGATTCCAGCTATTATTCATGTTGACGGAACGTGTCGTATTCAAACTGTAAATAGAGATCAGAATCCTCATTACTATGATATTATCAAAGCATTTAAAGAGCGCACAGGATGTCCGATTATATTTAATACTAGCTTTAACTTAGGCGGCGAGCCGTTAGTAGAAACACTTGAAGATGCATTGTGGACATTACAGCAAAGTGATATAGAATATTTGTATCTACCAGAATACGGAAAGCTACTTACTATTAAAAACAAATAAATACTAATAACAATATTAGGAAAAACAAATGTTTAACATAGCAAAGTATATTACTAGTGGATTACAAAATACGCTTTTATTAAAAAATAATTCGGGATTTTCCTATGGAGGTCCGTGGAAGGGTGTTATTGATGATACACTTGTAGATAGGTGGCATGTAGGAGATTTTGTATCTGCAGAATATACTATAAGTGTTGAATATGATACAGACAATAGAGAAATCTTAAAGTGTTTAGTAGTAGCTTCAGCAGGCCAAGCAAAACTCAATGTTTACTCAAGATTATCTACAAATACAGAACTAGTAGAAATACGTGCTATAGTAAATGACAGTTATGTTGATGTTTTTGCTAGTCCTAAATCCACAAAACTGCAAGGATCTAAATTAATATTTACGGCAAAGTATTTTACCAGTCAAAATTAGATTTGATCTTTTTTAGGTAAATACTATGCAGGAGTAGATAATGAAGAACGCAACTAATTCACCATATCATTCAGATTTTGGATTCAACAGCCCCGGGTTTACTGTGGATGCGCAAGGTAATATTGTCGCAACATCTATTTCATTATCTACATCAACAGATACTCTTATAGGTGATTTTGAATTTACTGATAACGAAACTAGTTTTGGAATTGTAGGTATAGAAGGATTTTCTCCTTCCATTAACTTAGCTAGGGGAGAAAGTTACACACTAGAACTTTCTCTAACATCATTTGCATTTGAACTAGTAAAAGCTAACGAATCAGAATATGTAGATTTTACTGTAAACCACAGTGACGGATCTACGGGAAATGATGCACAAGGAAAAACTTCTGGATTATTGAGTTTTACAATCCCTCAAAACTACATCGACGATACAATTATATATAGAAATGTTGGATCAAACGTCAAAGGGACTATAAATGTAATTGATCCAGTAGGACTTTTTAGTTCAGTCAACGTCACAGACATAATAGATTCGAATAGCCCCGAAACAGGTTCTTTACTTGTTACAGGCGGCGTCGGAATCAAACAAAATTTAACAGTAGGTGGCGAACTTAACATTTCAAACTTGTCTGTCTATAATGAAACTATAAATGTTTTGGCATCAGACTCAAGTTTGTTAGGAACTATCGATAATCAAGGATCTAGCATTCCTGTAAAAGATACTACAATTATAAATACTTCCTTATCGTCGTCAACAATAACTACCACACCAACGCAAGCAAATGATATTACAAATAAAACATATGTAGATTCTACAGTGTCTGCACTGGCAATAGCACTAGGAACATAGAGAATGGCAAAAACACAACTTAAAAATTATGTATACAAACCAGGATTAGCAGCAACCGATAATAGATATCCGGATGCGTATAGCCTAATACTGCAAAACAAAAGTTTTATACAAAAGGAAAGTGCAGCATGGATACAAGATCAAATTGATGCAAGCACAGCAGGATTTGTAGGTTATACATACAATCAAGAAAAATGTGAAAGAGATGTTGGGTATAACATAGACGCATATCTATTAGATATTAGATATGGAGGAAATGAAAATACCTACAACACTATAAAATATTATTGGGATCAAGATGTTGCACAAATTGACGGCGATAGACAGCCAGAAATACAAACATATGGATTTATAAAGACTTTAATTAATACTTATATTTTACAAAATACGTCATATAGTGCATCAAATACAGAAGTTACTCAGACTTTAGATTTGACAAAAACAGCAGAAACTGATGCAATCGATGAAATAGATGCATTATTAGACAACACAATTCAAGTAGTTACAAGCGGTCTTTCGAGCCTACCTACACTTGTAGATAATGGTGTAGGAAGAATAAAGGTGCAAGGACGTTACGATACTGATGAATTATTATTAATTACTAATACTACAAAAAATGAAATAATATATAACTTTAGTAATCCTACTACAGGCGGCTTTGTAACACTAAAAACTGATAGTGTAAATGAAGATAAAGATTTTTTAAAGTATTTGCAAACAACTGACGCTATAACAACTATTACTTTAAATTACGACACAAGTAGTCATTCATCTACTGATGATATACAAATTTTTGTAGAAAAAATAGAAAATGGCAAAAGTGTTGTAACAACTAGACCATATGATTTTGGAACAGATGCAATTGAACGTATGCGTATTGCTCCTCCATTAAGTATGCTTGATGCTGACTTTGAGTACGGATTACAGCCTACAAAGTGGGCAGCAATATCAACAATGCGTGGCTATCCTAGTATTTACGAAGTTCCAGGAACAGATACAAGTGTTCTAAGTGTTATAACTGACGCAAGTGCAGGGACTAGTGGCGTAGGACAATCTTTAATTACTGTTACAACTGTATCTCCACATGGTTTTGTAGAAGGAGATCCAATTACAATAAAAGCATTAGAAGATAGTGTTGTTGGTGCAGCTAGAGCAGAAGGGTCGTTTATAATTGTTGATGTCCCCTCAGATAGAACATTTACGTTCTTTGCAAAGTCAAAGGTTGGAGAAAACGACGGAGATATATTATCGACAACTTACACACAACTTAGGAAAGCCGGCTTTTATACTGGTGCAACTATAGGTAATCCTACTTTTTCTGTACTAAGTAACGGAAGCTCCGGCACAATGGTTACAGAGTTAGGAACTGCCGCAGGATCAGATAGAATTGCATTTGACGGCAATGCTCCAGAAATTGGATCTCCAATTACAGATGCAAGTAACGCAATTCCTGTAGGCGCCCAAGTTACAGGCGTTAGAACTACAAGTTCAGGAGGAGGAACATATATAACTCCTACTATTGAAGGCGATTACGGTCCTGGAGCAACATCTATACAAGTAACAGATTCAACCGGTGTTGTACAAGATTTAGCATTAGATTCCGGCACAGGAACAGCAGTATATGTTAGTTCTGTAGCAGGAAACACAATTAATTTATCCAATCCCCTTACAGCTTCTCTTACAGGAAATACAACTACGTATACTGCTGTCGAAGGTTTGAATCAAACAGGCGTAGGTGTAGATGCAGAATTTGATGTAAGTAGAGCATCTGGCAGCTATACAATTGATGCAATCAGTAATAGTGGTTCAAATTATGAAATAGGTGACAGGATATTAGTTGCAGGTACACTTTTAGGCGGATTATCTCCTGATAATGATTTAGTAGTTATTGTTGATACCGTACTTGGAAGCGGTGCTGTAGAAACTTTTAGTACAGAAGGCACAGCGTTTACTGGCACGTTAACACTTCCTGGAATTACAGCACCGCCTGCGGAAGGCGGCGCAGGATCGGGTGCTAGATTCAATGTTACAATAGATAACGGAAGTTTTGATGTTACTTTAGCTACTGGCCCTAACGACGATGATAGTACAGGTTATTCAGTTACCGATCAAGTTATTATAGCAGGCGACGAATTTCCAGGAGGATTTAGTCCAGCTAACGATTTAATTATACAAGTAACAGCAATTACTTCAGGCGGAGCAATTGATACATTTACTGTGTCGGGCACTGCTCCGGATGCTAGTGCTACAATAACTAATCCGCCTATTGCTAGTACAACAACAGTAGCTGGTTCAAACGCAGCTTACGATGTAACAATTACTGGCAGTGTGTATAGTGTAACTAGAACAAATGACGGTATTAACTATTTGCCTACAGAAGAGATAGTAATATCTGGTGCAGAATTAGGAGGTACAAGTCCAACTAATGATTTAACAATAACTATCGATAATGTAGACGGGACTGGAGCAATTACTGCTGAGAGTGCATCAGGCGTTGCAACAGGAATTTTGCCTGTAGGTGATTTTGATGCATCTAACTTAATAGGTTCTGGTTTAACTTTTAATGTTGGATTAGATGCAGGAACATACAGTGTTGTAGTAGCAGATACAGGAACCAATTATGGTATTGGCCAAGAAATAATTATTCCCGGTAGTAGTCTAGTCGGAGAAGACGTGACTAATAATCTAACTGTTACAATTAGCACACTTATAGGAGAAAACGGCGTAGATGCTATTACATCGTCAGGCACTGCTGCAAGCGGCACAGCCAGCTATACTAGTGTTGCAGGATCAAATGATGCTCCTATAGGATCAAACGGAGAATTTACTATTCAAAGAACCGGCGGAACATACGGTTCGATTACAATTACTAATGGTGGAAATGGATATCAGATAGGTAATAGGATAAAAATTATTGGAGGCCAATTGGGAGGCCAATCTCCCCAGAATGATTTAATACTTCGAGTAACGGGAGCAGTAGCAGGAGTGATGCAAACTGTAGTTAGTTCTTATGTTACTGCTAATTTAGGTGATAACTTAGATCTTATAAGTACTTTCACAATATCAGAAAACACAGATACTGCATTAGCAGCAGCAAGTTCTTTATCTTTTGGAGCATTAGCAACTCTAGAAGTTACATTTCCTAATGCACACGGACTAGTGCCTGGAAATACATTTATAGTAAGTATAAATTCAGATGACGGAGCTAACAATCATGCATTATCATCAGGATCATTCTTTGCAACTGATATACCGTCAACTGATAAACTAAGATTCCAAGCTAGAGCAGAAGGTACAATTGACGATACTATACAAATTGGTGGAGAAGTTTATCCAAGACCAGATAGCTTCTTTATACACAGACCGTTTGATGGCGGTGTACAGCTAGGTACAGGCGGTCCGCAACACGGCTCACAAGCTATACGTCAAAGTAAAAAGTATATTCGTTACCAGTCAGGTAAAGGCATTATGTATACAACTGGCGCACTTTTTGCTCCGAGCTACGATATTAGAAGTATAACAGCAGAAGATGTAGAAGTTGGCTCACTTATAACTGTTGTTACTGATGATAACGATCACGGAGTACAAGAAGGCGGCATAATCCGTTTGCTAGGCGTAGAAACACCAGGATATAACAGTGGTCCTGAAACTGCTGTTCCTCCTACATTTGATTATACAGTTGTTGATATAGTTGACGAACGTACATTTAAAATAAGAGCCCAGCGTAGACTAGGTGCAACTACTGCTGTACTAGGTTTCGGCGCCCAAATGAGTGTTGTTAGTTGGCACGGTGCTACAGTACGTTCAGGTATCTTTGATGATCAAAATGGTATTTTTTGGGAGTTTGATGGCACACAGATAAGCGTTGTGCAAAGAACAGGTACTAGACAACTTGCTGGCACAATTGCATTATCTATAGATAGTAATCTTATATCAGGAACAAACACTAGATTTTTAGATCAATTAAAAGCAGGTGACAGAATTATTATCAAAGGCATGACACATGTTGTGAGTCATGTTAATAGTCAAACCGAATGTACTATCACACCTGACTGGCGCGGAGTTGTAGATATTGTTGGTGCAAAAGCTAACTTAATTGTTGACAAGAAAACAAAACAAAAAGACTTTAATCTAGACAGATTAGACGGAACTGGACCAAGTGGTTACGATATTGATATTGCTAAAATGCAAATGATTGGTATTCAGTACAGTTGGTATGGTGCTGGTTTTATTGACTTTATGCTGCGTGGCGCAGATGGTAACTTTGTATTTGCGCACAGAATGCGTAACTCAAACGTAAACACAGAAGCGTTTATGCGTTCAGGTAACTTGCCTGTGCGTTATGAAGTTAGTAACGAAGGACCAAGCGGCAAACTATCAGCAGCACTTGATGAAAGTCAAGATACAATATCATTAACAGACAGTAGTTTCTTCCCAGACTATGGTACAGTTTATATTGATAACGAAATTATATCATTTACTGGTAATGATAAAACTACGGACACACTAACAGGAATAACTAGAGGAGCAACATTTACTAACTTCCAAGCAGGCGCCACAAGATCATACACAGCAAGTATAGCAGCTATTCATAACGATAGAACAGGTGTTGTATTAATATCGCAAACAATTACGCCATTAATTAGTCACTGGGGTAGTGCGTTTATTACAGACGGTGGTTTTGATGACGATCGAGGTTATATTTTCTCATATGCTGCGACAGGTGTTGCGATCAGTACTACTAAAAATACAGCCTTTATGATTCGTCTATCACCTAGTGTTAGTAATGCACTAACTGGTGACTTAGGTGAACGCGAACTACTAAACCGTGCGCAGTTATTACTATCAGGACTTGAAATTACTTCAGATACAAGCACAGGCGGTATTGTTGTCCAAGGCGTTCTTAATCCGCAAAACTATCCGTTAGATCCTGGATCAGTATCGTGGTCAAATCTAAGTGGCGCAGCACAAGGTGGCCAGCCTAGTTTTGCACAAATTGCTCCGGGTGGTGCTATTAACTGGAATGGCGGCGCAAGCGAAACTACTACTGCGGTTAATATTAGTGCAGACATACAAACTTCAACATACACTCCATTAGTATTTGGCACTGGTGAAAATAACTCACCGATTGAAATTCTTTCTAGTGTATATAATGGAGTTGGTGCAGCGTATACTGGTGCCGAAATTTACGAAGCAAATGGTAATGCATACAGCGGCGGCAGTCAAGGAACATACCTTGTAACTAGTATTAGAACAAGTGGAAATCAAACTCTTATAGATTTTAGAAGTACTACTGGTAGAACACGAAAAGCCACAAACTTTACTGGTACTCCTGGCATATTCTTTAAACAGTCATCATATACTGGATTTACAAACAAATTAATTTTTACTAAAGCAGCTTGGGAAGCAGGCGGTGCATCCGAAGGTACATCAGTTGCTATAACTGATACTAATTGGCCAGCAGGAACTGCGGTATCGAGTGTAGAACTAAAATCGTTAGGTGGAATTGAGTTTTATGAAGTTACATTTAACCAAACTTCTTTAAATTCGTTATCAACAAGTGATAATGTTACATTCCTCTTTGGACAACCACCATTTGCCCAACCAGGTGAAACTGTGTTCTCATTCATTGCTAACCCAGGTGAACGTTCTACACTAGATTTATCAGAATTGAAAGAGCTTACTAATACGCCACTAGGTGGACGAGGAACATATCCAAATGGTCCTGACGTGTTGGCTATTAATGTTTATAAGATTTCTGGAACAGAAGTTTCTGGTAATATTATTCTAAAATGGGGCGAAGCACAAGCTTAATCCTGTGCTTCTAACCAGTTTACAAAGGCAGCAAGATCATCAAAAATCTTAGTTGCCTTTTTAATCTTTTTGTATGTAAATCGTTTGTTTATTAATTCTTCTGTTTCTTTACCGTAACCTGTACGTACTAGTATTGGTTTAGAATTCATTTTCATCGCTACTTTTAAATCAGAGATTTTGTCTCCTACATAGTACCCTTTAGAAAATTTTATATCAGAATGTTCTTTTTCACAACGCTTAAACATTCCTGTGTTAGGCTTAGCATACATATCATTTTTTGCACTGCTTGCGCTATAGTAAAGTGCATTAATACTAGGACAACCTGCTTTACCTAAGAGTTCAAACATATAGTTGTGTAATTTATCAACATCGTCTTCTGTAAAAAGCCCGTGCTCTATGCCGCCTTGATTTGTTATAATAACAATCTTGTGTCCTAATTGTCTAATCCTAGCAACTGCTTCTAAACTTCCTTCTATAGGTTCAAAATCTTTTGGATCTACAGTGTAAGTGCCCCTATCAATGTTAAGGACACCGTCTCTATCTAAGCCGATTACACACTTTTTATCAAAATTTTTCGCCATTTGAGTAACATCGCTACTCCAAAGTACTTTAGGCTGTGGGACTGTCATTTTGACTATCCCCTGGAAAAACTCTATAGTTGTCCTCTACGCTGTCTGCTGTTGACACTTCAGTTATACTAGAACCGGCAACAAGGCATTCTAATTGATGCGGTTGTAATGGAGGATTATGCCATGTTTCGCCTTCTACTAATTCTTTTTCATGCATTTGTGCATTAGTAGTATCGATCCAGCGCACCATAAATTTACCAGTATTTACAAACCAAGTTTCATCTTTTTCTCTATGAAAGTGCATTGAAAATTTAGCACCTTCCTTTTCAAACACCATAATCTTGCCACAGTATTTGTCATTAGATGCCCAAATTAATTCGTAGCCCCATCCTTTAGGTACAACCCCATTTAGTCTAGTCGATTCACTTTCCATTAATATAATCCTCTATGTTTGTCCACTGCATATCTACTACACTATTTAAATTAGTTAACTCTGCACAGGTATAACTTTGGTATTGTGATTTTATGTTATCTGGCATTGGTATGTATTCAATGTCACCTCCGTGTTTGTTAACAATGGATTGCGCTACTGTTTCAAAACTTACTGGACGTCCTGTACCTACATTAAAGATGCCTGATTGATCTACATCAAACATTTTTTCATGTAGTCTACATATATCGTCTACACATACAAAATCTCTAAGATAATTATTACTATCTTCAAATAACTTAATTACACCGTTGTCCTTAGCTTGATATGCAAATTTAGTATACGGACTTGCTTGATCACCTTTGTGTTCTTCGCCTTCCCCATAAACATTAAAGTAACGGAAGCCTTGTATTTTAATAGCAAACTCGTCTATGTATTGATTTATAAATCTATCAAACAAATACTTTGACCATGCATAAGGACTTTGTGGCAATAACGGACCGCTCTCAGTAAAATGTGTAGTTGGACCGTAAACACTTGCACTAGATGCATATTGTAAATTAGTACCAAAGTTTTCACATATTTGTGCTAGTCTAACACTGAACTCAAAATTTTGTTCTAGTATTTGATCCACATCAGTAAAGGTAGTTGAACTAATTGCACCCAAGTGTATACACCAATCATAGCCTTCAGTATGTGGAAGCACACCTGGCTCCCATTCCCAGCCTTCTACTTCGTGGCCTTGTTGTTGCAAATAGCTTGCAACATTTTTACCAATAAATCCTTGGTTTCCTGTAACTAATATTTTCATTTGCTGTTCTCTATAATCTGTGTTGTTGAATATCCGCCTACTGTAGGTATAATATGTACATTAGCTAACTCGTGCCCCACAACAGTTTCAACAGTGTAATCTCCGCCTTTTACAATTAAGTTAGGCTGTATGTGTTTAATTAATTCGTATGGTGTATCTTGTTCAAAAACGTGAACTTCGTCTACCCACGGTAGTATAGATATTTGTTCAACACGTTTTTCTATATTGTTTACTGGACGATTGTTGCCCTTTAGGCGTTTTACACTTGCATCTGAGTTAAGACCAACTATAAGTTTGTCGCCTAAACTACGTGCTTCTTTTAGTAAATTAAAATGTCCTGTGTGCATAATATCAAACACACCGTTTGTAAAGATTACACGTTCTTCAATATCATTGTGTGTAAGTATATATGTACCTACGTGCTGTACTGCACGTCTAGATCCTTTAATAGCAAGTTCTAAACATTGCGTATAATCATAATTCTTAGTTAAGCCATATACAAATGCTGCCAAAAAACAATCGCCTGCACCAGTAACATCTGATACTTCTACTTGTGCAACAGGCAGATTATAATCAACACCGTCTATACTAGCAACTACATTATCTCCAGCATTAGTAGTAATAATATTACCTTGCCAATTATTAAATCCAAATTTAATAAATTCAACATTGTTAGGTTTTACTAACCATGCGTCTTTATACTGATTTGCATGCTCTTTAGGATCTACAATAATTTTACAATTAAATTTATTAAGGTGTTCAATAATTTTAAGAGATTCGTCAAGTACGCCTTTGTTGTAGTCACTTAATATTACATAATCATATTCTGAAAAATCACTACGTAATACATTGCTCAACACAGCAGTACTATCTGCAACTTTGTCGTCGTCTATTCGTGTGATATAATGTCCGTCACAAATAACTCGCGTCTTGATACTACGCGGTTGTTCAGTTTGTAATAGTGTAACATCTACACCTAGACTTTTAAGATTTTCGTATACTAGTCCCGCGCCGCCTAGTGTTTCAACTTCATGCTGATATTTGACCACAGGCACAGGCGCTTCAGGACTTATGCGTTCTGAAGTGCCATAGATATATTTGTCGATTATTACATCACCAAAAACTAATACTTTCATAGTTTTATTATACTTTCTTTTGTATTATTTGTCAAGAAGATTTATAGTTTGGAATACAGTTTCTAATTTAGATAAGTTGACTTTACTTTGAAGTGTATTGCGCAACCCGTGATGTAACGGTTTTGGCCATTTGGTAAAACTACACCAAGCATATCCGTTATGCTCGTCATTTAATATAGGAATAAATTCAGATTGTACTACACATAGGTATGTATGAAAGTGAAACTTACTATCTGCGCTAATGAAACTTTCTAGAGGCAATGTCTTTCTAATATCAGGCATACTACCAATTTCTTCTGAAATTTCTCTTTTAAGGCCTTCCCAAGGTGTTTCTTTGCCCTCGTTAGTACCTCCTACAAGCCCCCACATGTTGTTACGTTTACCGTTGGCTCTGTGTAAAAAAAGAAATCTATTAGTATCTAGTGTGTAGAATAATGCACCGCTACAAGTAATTTTTGTCATACTAATAATTATCCAGCTAGATCTATTCTCCATGTTCCAATTGGATATTCACCGTCGATACTTAACAACCATTCTCCGTTAGCAAATCTATATTGCACACTAGTATTTAAATTTGTTGTATAGGTAGTAGTAGTTGTTTCGCTTGCATCAAAAACAATACTCCAATTGTTTCCATCCCATTCTATTATATCATTTATGTCTGCTACTAAGTTGGTATTGTTTGAATTTTTCCAAGCACTTGCACCTACATTAGACAAATCTGTTCCTATTGCATCTAACAATAAAAGTCGTAATCCTGCAACTTTAATATCGGTTGGATTAAATCCACCAGGATCAATAATATAGTCTATTGTAGTTCTACCTTGTATAATAGTGTCTGAAGGGAAACTATCAGTATCAAAATTAATTTCTATTTTTTTATCATCAAACGGATTAATTGCAAAGGTTCCAGTTATAGTACTGTTATTTTCTGAATTTGTAAGATAAATCCTACTTACGTCGGTTTGATAAGTGTTTGGCAATACTTCAAAAATTTCTTGCCAATTTTTACCTATACTGCCGTTGCCATATAATTGTGCAGTACCTGAATTTAGATACACTCCGTACTGTCTATAATTAACATTAGCCATTTCTGATGCTATAGAAGTCTGTGCTTTTCTGTTTGTATCGTCTCCAGACATGCCTGGCAAAAAGTCTGTATATGCATTGTTTTCTGGCGCACTTACGCCGTCCTCTATTGTTCCTCTTTGTTCGTCAAACATGCTTGTAATAATATTTGTAATAACACCCATTTTCTTAACTCTGGTCGGAGGACTAATGTATATCGGTATAGAAAAAGTTAGAGTAGAAATATCAATTTCGCTATCAACACCTACTGGTACACTTCTATTTGACCACTGTACATTTTCTAAATTTACAACAGTAATACTAGTCCAATCAATAAAGTTGTCAGTAGTTTGCATTTCTAAACTTGGATTAAACAACACAAGTATTTGTTCAAGAATTTGTAATTTTTGATCAGTATTTGATGCCCAGATATCTGCATTTACACGCATCATATAAGGTGTAGGTATTAATCTTTCAACTGTATAGTTTTTGCCTTGATAGTTTAAATATTCATTATTTTCTTCGTCATATGCACGTTCGCGTATATTCACTTTACGTGTATATGTTGCATCAGTTAACCTATCTCTATCTAATTCTAAACCTGTAACATATACTGCTATCCTAGGTGTACTAGGTAACTTATTTTCTGAATTTTCTCTTATAATGTTTGCTACTTGTCGAGTCAAATCGCCATACGTAACAGGAACATCTTTTGTTTTTCCCTTGCCATCTTTGACAGGAAAATTACTCAATATGCGCATCATTTGAGTAGTGTATCTTCTAATTTGGCCGTCGTAAAAGTGTAGCATTAAGTATTATCCGCCTTTGGTCGAAGTGCTTTAGAAAGACTCTGTCTTTCTTCGACTATTTCTCCGTCTATATCATTAGTATTTGTATTATTAATAAATTGTGTTTTATAAGTTTGACGTTCTAATGTATTACTTAAAGTCATTCTAATATCTTGGTTCATTTTGACCCAACGAGTGCCGTCATATTTAAACATTCTGTTTGGAAGAAAGTCTGTCCTCAAAAAGTAATCACCTTCTTGATTATCAATAGGAAAAGATATACCAAAACCAAATGGCGCACCATTTGGAGCAGCATCTCCAGTGCCAACTAGATATCCAGTATAACCTTCTCTGTCTGGTCTATCGGTAACTTCGTCTGCATTTGTATTAATATTAGAAGCATCTAATTCATCAGTATCTGCTGTTCTAAGTGCAACACTACCGTCCTCATTAGTAGCAATAGTGTAATAATGACTTATGTCATAACCTGACTTTGGGGAGTCTGCTTCTGCTTGTGCTACTACTGCATTGTTAATCTGCATTTCTTTTTCGTAGGTACTTAATACATCGCGTAACGTATTATCACTACCTTCTTCTGCAGGTAAATCGAGTATTTCAGCGTATTCCTGTCCGTCATATATTTGCTTCAATTTTAAGCGATATAAGTGTGGATACCATGTTTGTGAAAATCCCTCCGCTGCACGATTAATATCTTCTATAACATAAAAGCGTTTAAGCGCAACACTATAATCATTTAGTGCATACTCGTCTTTAAGGTGCGGCAGTTCGATAACATCCCCGCTAATAGGTTTTCTGCCTAAAGTCTTTACAATGCTAGTAATATGTACAGTCATAAAAAGTGTATCGTTACTAAGGAATAAACCAAATTGACTTAGGTCAAAATCAATATCTTGTACATTATATATGCACCTAGTGTTGTAAATATCAGGATCGTACTTTCTGTCACGATTTTCAAGGAATAACAAATCTTGTATATTAGTTTCTGCAACAGCATCATATTCTGGCTGTACAGCACTACGGTCGTCGTCAGAAGGATTGTTGGGTCCTAAATATTTGTGTATGTTTACATCAGTTCCGCCAATAGTAAACATTTCTTGGATCTGCTTGTCCAAAAAATGATAATCATTGCCGCGTTCTGGTTTGTATAAGCTAAGACGTGGAATAACTTTTTCTCCTATCCGTTATACATATTTATCGCTAGCGATAAATACTATACGGAGAACTTCAATGGCAGAATTAGCAACACAAAAGCAAGAAATATTTGATTACGTTAATACGTTCCTAGGTGGTGGGATGGTTGATGTTGAACTTGATCCTATCCACTACCAAACTGCACTTAAAAAAGCATTAAGCCGCTTTAGACAACGTAGTGATAATAGTGTTGAAGAATCCTATATATTCCTTACAACAGTTGTTGATCAAAACGAATATGTACTACCAAACGAAATAATGGAAGTACGTAAACTATTTCGCAGATCAATAGGTTCTAGAACTGGTGGCGGAGACGGCGGCAGTATGTTTGAGCCATTTAATCTAGCGTACACAAACACTTATTTGTTATCAGGTTCTAAGATGGGTGGATTAGCAACATACGATTTATTTTCACAACATCAAGAACTAGTAGGTAGAATGTTTGGTTCATTTATTGAATTTACATGGAACAATACGAGCAAAAAACTTACTCTTCTACAGCGTCCTAGAGCAGAAGAAGAACTTTTACTTTACTGTTATAACTATCGTCCAGATAGTGAAATACTAAACGACTATCTTGCAAGTCAGTGGATTAAAGACTATACCCTTGCTAGTTGTAAATATATGTTAGGTGAAGCACGTTCAAAGTTTGCTACGATTGCAGGTCCACAAGGCGGCTCAACACTAAATGGCGATACTCTTAAAGCCGAAGCACAAACTGAAATGGATAAACTAGAAGCAGAGGTGTCCATGGCAGTACCGGGCGGCACAGGCTACGGCTTCTTAATTGGCTAACAAAATGAATGATTTTCATACCATAAAAACAGCAGACGAAGTGCCGGGCTGGACTAGTACTCAACAACATAACAAGTATAAAGATATAGCAGAACAATTACCTAAAAATCCAAGAGTTTTAGAAATTGGATGCGGTTGGGGACGTAGTACATGGGCTTGGTTAGATGCATTGCCAGCAACAACAGACTACTACATTTTAGATAATTTTTCTTTACAATTAGGTAATACTTTAAGAAAAAAAAACTGGTTGAAAAAATGGCCACATATAAACGAAAAAGCTAGAAAAACAAAAAATCTAACTCAAAGAAAAATATTTGATGGATTGATATCACAACATCCAAATAAAGATATTATAAAAACAATATGGCATATGAATGGAGAGGATTGGTTGCAAAGCAATCATTTTACAAATAATTTTGATCTAGTTTATCTAGATGATGATCACAGTTTTAATGCAGTATCTACTTGGCTTAACACATTCAAAAACGTGCCTATAGTTTGTGGAGATGATTATAATATCAAATGTTTCCCTCAAGTTATAGAAGCAGTTAATAATTACACAATTGAAAATGAAAAATATTTGTTAGTGCCAATAAGTTGTTTTTATGTTATAAAAAATTCTTGACAATTGCAGCTATCTGTAATATACTGTAATAACAATGTAAAGAGGATATCGTATGTTACCTAAACTACTAATTGTCGGTCACGGCCGTCATGGTAAAGACACTGTGTGCGAAGTACTACAAGATTACGGATACACGTTTCAGTCTAGTTCTAAATTTTGTTCGGAACTTTTTATTTTTAATGACTTAAAAGACAAGTACGGTTATGCTGATGAAGAAGAATGTTTTAAAGATCGACATCATCATCGCACTGAATGGTATAATATGATTCACAACTATTGCAAAGATGATCTAGCACGACTTGGTCGTAATCTATTTTCAGAAAATGACATTTACTGTGGCCTGCGTAATAAGCGCGAATTCTTTGCAATGCAAAATGAAGAAATATTTGACTATGCTATTTGGGTAGACAGAAGTGATCATTTACCTCCTGAATCAAAAGACTCAATGAGCATTGAGCAATGGATGTGTGATTATACTATTGATAACAATGGCGACTTGGCAAGATTAAAACTAAATGTTGATATTCTTATGCGTACTATGTTTAGAAATCTGGGCGTAAGTCTCCCTGTTTCCACCGCACTTCGGTTTTCTGCAGAATACGTTGACAGTTAGCACAAATTGTTTTTAAGTTGTTAGGACGACAGTTTTCTAAATCACCATCTATATGATATACATTAAACTGTTCGTCGTGTTTAGATTTAAATCCACATTTTTCGCATTCGTTCTTTTTTATATATCCACGTTGCTTCCATAGTGGTACGCCGTGATTAACTCCATTTCGTAGACACTTGCCACATAGTTTACGATAATAAGTTCTACCTTCTTTTTTATAATTTATTGCTGCTGGTTGTTGCCCGCATTTACATAATGGTCTCATATTGTATTTACCTTGCCTTTTTGGTGCCTTTTTTTCATTGATATTGGGTATGATTTTAGATCATATTGGTAAATACTAGTAGAGAACAATATCCAACAGGAGAAAAGAAAATGGCATTAGTATCACCAGGCGTAGAAGTCAGCGTAATTGACGAGTCTTTCTACACACCAGGGGCAGCTGCTACAGTACCGATTATATTTGTTGCAACTTCAGCTAACAAAACAAAGGCATCTGGCAGTGGTGTTGCTCAAGCTACTCTAGCAGCAAATGCTGGGAAGGCTTACTTAGTCACTAGTCAAAGAGAATTAGGTGACTTATTCGGAGATGCAGTATTTGAGTCAGACAACAATGGCAATATGATACATGCAGGAGAATTAAATGAATATGGATTAAACACTGCATATTCATTATTAGGCGTAACGAACCGTGCTTATGTAGTAAGAGCAGATGTTGATTTGTCAGAACTTTCTCCTACTACAAATGCACCAGGCGGCGAACCTGCTGACGGAGCTTATTGGTTTGATACAACAAATACATCGTTTGGCATTTTAGAATGGAACGGCGAAGCTGTAACTACAACAAACGGACAATCTTTTACTCCTGCAATAATAAGAGTAATTACTGAATCTACCGAGTTAGATGGTAGTGTACCTAAGGCGTCAGTTGGAGCCGTAGGCGAATATGCTATTGATGCAACTTCAGATATGAATCGTTTGTTTTATAAGGCAACTGGTAATGCTAACGGAGTTAATGCAGGTGAATGGGTAAGTGTTGGTAGTGATAAATGGGCAGCTAGTTGGCCTGCTATAAAAGGCACTAAGCGTAGTCCTGTTTTAAATAATGGCGACGAAATGGTAATAAATGGCACTACTGTAGTACTAAGTGGTACATCAATTGCACAGCTTGCAACTAGTATCAATAACGAAGGTATAACAGGTGTAAGTGCAGCAGCAGTTGACGGCGTCCTTGAAATTTATGGAGATAGCACTTCGGCTTCAAACGGTGTCAATGCAGACGGACTAATTGCAATTAACGGCGGCACAGGCTCTTTAACAGGGTTGGCTGATTCAGTAGATGGCGGCACAGGCATATTAAACGGAACGTATAGTATTCCTCGTTTATCAATTGATCCACATACTAGTGTACCTGCGTACAAAACAAATGATAGTGTTCCTGCACCTACAGGAAGTATATGGGTTAAAACTACTACTCCTAATGCAGGAGCAAACTGGAGAGTCAAACAGTACAACGATGACACACAGCTATGGAACAATGTAAATGCTCCAATGTATACAAGTAATGAATCTGCATTGTTTAATTTAGATGCAGCTGGCGGTGGCGCAAATTTATTTGCAGGCGATTTGTATATCAAAGCTAATGTAGATGAACTAACTCCTTCTGTTGTAGATTTTAAAATTCATTACAGAGTTTCAAATGAAGCAACATCTATTTCTTCAGGAAAGATTGAAACACAACTTACTACAGGAACATATGCATTCGATATTGCAGAAACTACCGTAAATAGTTTAGCATTATCTAGTAAAACAGTAAGTGTTAGTATAGCAGGTAGTACATCTGCAGATGCAGACACTATTGCAGGCGCGATCAACGCAGCTAATTTTACAAATGTAGTTTCTTATGTAAATGCAGCTAACAAAGTTGTAATCGAACATAAAACCGGTGGTGACATACGTATTAAAGATACCGGCGGACTTTTGACAGCAATGGGCTTTATTGGAATGCTAGGCGATAGTAGTAACTCAGCCACTGCTACACCTAATCTTTATAGAGCACCGGATACAGGCAGTGACGGTTGGTCAGTATCGGTAGATGGTTGGATTGCATCAAACTGGCAGCCACTAACTTACACAGCATCTACCAGTGAACCTTTAGCTCTAACAACATCAGGACAGCGTTGGTACAATCCAACTATCGACGATGTAGATATTATGATTCATGATGGTACTGCATGGGTTGGTTACCAAAACTATAACACTGATTATCAAGATACAAATGCAACAGGACCAATAGTTTCTGCATCTAGACCAACAGAGCAAACAGATACATCTGATTTAGTAGATGGCGATCTATGGATTAGCACTGCTGATTTAGAAAACTTTCCGTTAGTTTATCGTTATAATGGTACTAGTGAAGAGTTTGTTTTAGTTGATAAAACAGACCAAACTACTGAAAACGGTATCTTGTTTGCAGATGCACGTTGGAGTACAACAGGTGGCGCAACAACTGGACCATACGAGGCAGCAGACATTGACGAACTATTAGTAAATGACTACCTAGATCCAGATGCACCGGATTCAGCACTATATCCTAAAGGTATGTTACTTTGGAACACACGAAGAAGCGGTTTCAATGTTAAGCGTTTTGAACGCAACTATATTGATGTAGATACAGCAAACGTTCGTTTTGTAGTAGATGATCCTAACAGTGCCAATCCAGATGATGTAATTGATGAGCCAATGGCAGATTATTATCCACACAGATGGGTTACTGACTCAGGAAACAATGCAGATGGTTCAGGAACATTTGGACGCTTTGCACAGCGTAAATCAGTTGTACAATCATTGCAAGCAATGGTTAACGGCAACCAGGATATACGCGATGAAGAGTCACGTCAGTTTAACTTAATTGCTACTCCAGGTTATCCAGAGTTAATAGGTGAAATGATTACACTAAATTATGACAGACGATTAACAGCGTTTGTTGTAGGAGATACTCCAGGACGACTAACACCAGATGCAACTTCATTAAATGAGTGGGCAAACAATATTAAAGGTGCTCTTGAAGACAATGATTTAGGTGCAGTAAGCAGAGACGAATACTTGGGTATGTATTATCCATGGGGATTCTCAAGTGATAACTTTGGCAACAATGTTGCTGTACCACCAAGTCATATGTCACTAAGAACACTAGTATTGAATGACCAAGTGGCATTCCCCTGGTTTGCACCAGCAGGTACTAGACGTGGCGGAGTTACAAATGCTACAAGCTCAGGTTATGTTAATAACGAAGGTGAGTTTATAGGTATTTCTCTAAATACAGGACAGCGTGATACACTTTATAGTAACTCAATTAACCCAATTACGTTTATTAGCGGCGCTGGATTAGTTGTATTTGGACAAAAGACTCGCGCAAGAAACGCAAGTGCATTGGATCGTGTTAACGTAGCACGTTTAACTGTATACTTACGTGGACAATTAGAGTTACTAGCAAGACCGTACTTGTTTGAACCAAATGATAAGATCACACGTGATCAAATCAAATCAGCAGCTGATCAGTTACTAATTGAACTTGTAGGGCTGAGAGCACTATATGACTTCTTAGTTGTATGTGACGAATCAAACAATACACCTGCTAGAATAGATAGAAATGAATTGTATCTAGATATTGCAATTGAACCTGTAAAAGCAATTGAATTTATTTACATTCCATTAAGACTTAAGAATACAGGAGAAATTGCAGCTCTGGGATAATATGCGTACTTTATAGAGTGGGAGAAATCCCACTCTTAAATTGCATAAATACAACTGTAACAGGAGAAAAGAATGCCAATTACAACCTTAACAAATATTTCGATCCCAACAGAAGATGGCGGCGGAAGCAACAGTTCGTTGTTAATGCCAAAATTACAATACCGTTTTAGAGTTTTATTTGAAAACTTTGGAACAACTGGTGGACCAGATGGAATTAGAGAAATCACTAGACAAGTAGTAGACGTTACTCGTCCAAATATATCTTTTGATCAAATGACAATCGATGCTTACAACAGCAGATCTTATCTTGCAGGTAAGCATACATGGGAACCAATCACATTAACATTACGTGAAGACGCAAATAACAATGTGCAAAAAATTATTGGCCAACAGCTTCAAAGACAGTTTGACTTCTTTGAACAATCAAGTGCTGTATCAGGTGGTACATACAAATTTATCACTAAGATAGAAATACTTGACGGCGGCAACGGAGCAAATGGATCAGCAATTATTGACAGATTCCAGCTAGTAGGCTGCTATATTGAATCAGCAAACTATAACACACTAGCATATGCAACAAGTGATGCAGTAACAACTTCACTTACAATTCGTTATGATAATGCAATACAGTTTGGTAGTGAAGAACAGTTTAGCGGTGTTGGCGAAGCTGTTACAAGAGCTGCACAAGATGCTATTGGCGGCACACAAGTTACTGGCTAATTAGTCTAAGTAATTGGTTATCTTATAACAAAGCAGAGGTCTGTACGATCTCTGCTTTTTTATTATCTACGTGTTTTTTAGAATGGATAAATATTACTATGAGTTGGTGGTCAAGTTTAATAAAATCAAGAGATGTCAATACGCACCTGCGCGATGCTAGGCATGCGCATAATTTATTCACACAGTATGGACATTTGTTTTCTCCTAAAACAAAATTCTTATATCATGTTGTTTTTGAACCTACAGACGATGTTGATTTTTTTACAAACACAAGATTGTTTAACAAACAAATCGGTGTGTTAGTTAAAAGTGCAGATTTGCCTGGTTTTAGATCAAGCATAGAAAATAAACAACAGTACAACAGAAAAAAGAATATGCAAACTAGGGTAGACTATCAGGATGTAAGAATAGTGCTACACGATGATAACCTAGGTGCTACTAGGTCAATGTTAGAAGAATATTACAGATTTTATTTTCAAGACGGAAATCATTCTATATCATCTAGTACTTCAACTACTGACGGTAGTTTTAATCCTAGAGACAAATACTCACAACTAACGCCAAACTACGGCCTAAACAACTTTTATAAAAATCCATTTTTTTCAAATATTAAAATATATCAATTAAGTTTACAAAATTGGTTTAGTTATACATTAATTAACCCGTTATTAAGTGCATGGGATCATGGTGGAGTAGAATCGTCAGATGGATCTGGAATGAACGAAAATACTATTACTGTTGCATATGAAAGCGTTCTATATAATAATGGTATAGTAGGAGAGTTTAACGAACCTGTAGGATTCACCGATCCTGAAACAGGGTATGATAATACTCTTAGTCCATTAACTACTGAAGTAAGACCAAACGAAAATTATATTGTACCAATTTTAAATAAAATTACTGAGTCTGTGTTTAACTTTGATTTGCCAATGGGATCTAACAATGTACGTCCTGTGCCAACGACAACATCAAGACAACTGCAAGACACTGCAACAACTCCTAGGACAAGTTCTACGATTCCTGGTTACTTTCTACCTACAAGAGATACATTTAATCCAGGTATACCTGATGTATTTTTAAAACCAGGAGTAGTTAAGGGAGATCCCGAAACAACATTACAACGATTAAAAGACAACCCGACAGCGTATAACAGTTTTTTAGCAAAGGTTTTTAATACAGGTACAATTGAGGGAGTAAGCTACGAAGATTTTCTTTTACTACCTCCAGAACAAAAAACAACTATACTATCAAATCTTGATACACTTATTTTAAATGGTGACTACAAATTGTTTACATTTATGAAAGCAGCATTAGAGGAAACATAATGACAATACGCAGCAATAATCCTAAACCTGTTTCATTGGATGAAACTCAAAAAATATTCAATAACTATTTCAAAGAAGAAATAACATTTCAACCAAGTGAAGTCTCGGCTGTTATAGGGTTTTTCTTAAAACGTGGATTTGAAAAAGTAGCAGCTATTAACACAGCAGCAATTTTTTTACAACAAGCTCAAATTGACAAAGTTCCCGCATTTAAGTTATTAGATACACTTAAAGGTTTTGATGATGTACAGCTAACTGATGTAATATCACAAATATTAAACTTATATAGGTCAAAGACATCAAAATTAGGTTTTAAAACTGTCACAGACACTGTTTTGTTTGATGAAAGAAATATAATATACTAATGCCACGATTTGCACAAGGTAAATTCAATTTAAAAAACCCACAAAAATATATAGGAACTAAGACTCCTACATATCGTTCAGGATGGGAATTTACCTTTATGAAATTTTGCGACGAGCATCCTAGTGTAAATCAATGGGCAAGCGAAGCAGTACGCATACCATATCGTAATCCGTTAACAGGCAAGCAGACAATATATGTTCCTGATTTTTTTATTGTTTATGCAGACAAGGGCGGTAAACAACGGGTAGAATTAATTGAAGTTAAGCCTAAGAATCAAGCAGTAAAAGAAAAACTAGGGCGTAGTAAACATAATCAAGCACACTATGTAGTTAATCAAGCCAAGTGGGAAGCAGCAAGAGCGTGGTGTAAACAAAAGAAAATCTTTTTTCGTATTGTTACTGAAGACGATATATTTCATAATGGTCGTAGACGATAAATAATAGTAGTATATAATGGAAAGTTTAAATGACTAAAAAATTAGAAGACCTGTTAAATTTACCTGATTCTAAAGAAATAATAGAGCAGGCTGAAGCGCAAGAAGTACAACAGTCTAAACACGACCTAGAACGTGAAGAAACATTTCGTGATATTGCCGAGTTTGATAAAATTACTGCGGCACTGCCAAGTGTAAAAGGCCTAGGCGAAGCAGCTGATAAAGAGCTAAATGAAGTAGCAGATAAAGCAATGCAAGCATACGAGGATCTTATGGATTTAGGTATGAATGTTGAAAGTCGTTACAGCGGTCGTGTATTTGAAGTTGCAGGCGGCATGTTAAAAACTAGTTTAGATGCCAAAACCGCAAAACTAGATAAAAAGTTAAAAATGATTGAGCTACAACTTAAAAAAGAAAAAATGGATAAAGAGTCACGCAACGATGACGGTATTATAAACGGTGAGGGTTATGTAGTAACAGACAGGAACAGTCTA